GCCGTAGGGTTTGTATTCGATTAAATACCTTTGCCCAAAAAGGAAAAGGACGAAGTGTTTCAGATATGAGGTTGCATATACGATTGCTAATTTGATTTTGTTCATAGGTTAAATATACCATACCTTTGTTTTTTCACAAGAAAAATCTTTAGTTAAATCTCGTTGTCCATCAACGACTTAGGCGCGGAAGGCTGGCGCGCGTTTCTAACTCTTTGACAATCAAATACTTATAACAGTTTAATCGTCTTGCTCTTTCCAATTAGGATGAGCTTTAACCCATTTATGCCAAACGACTTCTAAACCAGCAAGATGCTTTTCTATTTCAGCAATCAACTTTGGATCTTCATCTTTAAGAACTCTTTTCTCAAATATTTTGCTTATTCTATTTTCGCTTTTCATCTTATTATATTTTACAATTATTTGTTTTGTATTTCAAGTATTTATTATATCCTATTAGATATTTGGAAAATCTTATTTTAGATGTGTAATTATAATTTTCAGTATCTCTTGTATCCCGCCCCACGATATACTTAACATTAAACTCAAAACGAAAAACTCAAAAGCAAATTTGTCTATTTTATTTTTCACCAATTGGTTTTACATATTATTTTTTATTTAGAGAAAGTATTTCGCTCCTAGCAGGGCTCGAACCTGCAACCTACAGATTAGAAATCTGTTACTCGATCCAGTTGAGTTATAGGAGCGACATTAAAACTTTGGTTTACGCCAAGTTCCAGTTGTAGCATGACAATTACAACATAAAACTTTAAGATTATCAAGCTTATTATTGCTTCTATCTCCATCTACATGATGAATTTCTAAAGGTATTTGTTTTTTATTCCAAGTTTTTCTATTACAAGATTCACATTTAAAATTGCGCTCTTTAAGTAAATGTTTTCTGAAGCATTTTGGATGAGAATATTTTGACCAATCCTTTAATTGTTGCCCTTTATTCCAAGCTTGACCTTTCCAATGAGAAGTATTTACTTTAAGTTTCTGTAATAATCTTTTTATATTAAGATAGTTACCTCCACTAGGCTTCAAATCTAATTTGATTAATAATTGAGCTATACTATAAGTTTGCTTAGAATAATTAATAATATCATTATCTGAATATTGTCTGTATTTTCTCATAATATATATTACACTTAAATGGCAGAGGTTTCTGATAAAAGATATGCCTTTTCATATGGCCTAGATGGGATTCGAACCCATACTACAAGCATTTTAAGTGCTTTGACTGCTTCCAGTTGGTCTACTAGGCCGTCAAATTAACTATCGTGATCTAGTTTTTCAGCAGAGATTGTGCCGAGGGAATAGATGTCCTCGACTTGTGCTGTGCGAACAAAGTTTTCAGTTGGGATGTTATCAATAGTATTCTTGATACGATTCATAGCAACTGCTTTTAATCCACCTTTAGCACCAATGAACTTCTTGCCAAGTTTATCACTCAAACTGCTCATAACATACTTAAACATTACTCGCTCCAACTTTTCCAGAGTAATCCAAAAATAAGCAAAATCATTGCTCATCCATTGAAGCTCTCCGTTTGTTCCGCCCCAGTTATAGACTCGATTGTGGAACTGCTCAATCTCATCCTTGTTACCTTTAATTCCGATAACCCAATGGGCACCGAGGTTTTGTTTCATTAGTTTCATAGTTTATAGTTTATCCTGTTCTTGTTTTTTGTCAATGCTTTTGTTTTTTAAATACCATTCTATATCTTCTTGAGTTATCTCGGCATGCTTACTATAAGAGTTGAGCATCCAATCTGCACAAGGAGAAGTGGGCAAGGCTGGACTCGAACCAGCACTAGGAGCATTATGAGTACTCTGTTTCACCTTTAAACTACTTGCCCCACTTTAGCAGGAAAGCTCGAAGGTTTTGGCACTTGAAAGAACTCTACTCCAAAAGTCTTGGAGATGTTCTCCAATTCTTTAAGAGAGCAAGTCTCTTTGGTTGTACACATACGGATTGAGGTGTTAAGGATAACGGCTCGGTCTTGACCGAACACATTCATCACATAGAATGGTGCTGTTTTGTTGTTTGTCATAGGTTAAATATACAATGTTTTGAAAAATAGTCAATAAAAATAATTCGTTGAATGATAACGAGTTACATACTAGGGGAAGGATTCGAACCTTCATTACGCTCAAATCTAGAGCTTCACGAGTATAAGTCGTGGGTCTTAACCAGTTAGACGACCCTAGTAACTAACACCAAGCCGTAGCTCAATGTCGGCCTCCGAAGTCTTACCGATCTCCACCAATTTTCTTAACCACAACCTTCGTGCCGTCTGGCCAAGCACGGATGACTTTACGCCAAAACTCCGCCTCTTGTTCTGCATCTTCCACTTTGGAGTGCATATCCTCGCTGACACGATAGCCGTCACGCAAAACAATAAATTTAGGATTCATTTTCTACCTCTGCGACAATCGCATTGTCAAACATAGAGCCACCATCTACTGCATCACAAATCACGATGTCATTACTGCCATCATCACCTGCATATACAGCTCGTAGTTTTTTTGTCTGACTATATTCTTTCTTTGTCCATTGACTCTCTGGAACGCCGAGGACTTGCAGAGCCTCAACTCTCTCTGGAGGGATTGCCTCACCACTAACAGCACATTTATATGTCATTGTGTTATGATACCACAAGTTCTGTTTTTGTCAAATCAATTTTGCGAGGACGACCACGACCACGCTTCTCACCATTAGGCAAAGTTGCTGTGGCAACATAAGCCGATAGTTTTTCTTGTAGTTGGATGAATCGCTTGTCTGCATCTTCTCGACTTATACAAGTAAAAGCCCAATCGCCCCATTGACTATCGCTAGGATACATTTCAGCAGGAGGCATCTTCACACCTGCAATCTCATAACCATTGTGGCGTTTGATAGCGATAACTTCATAGTTAAAAGCTTCGGTGTCTGGCTCATCTAATTGCTTCTTGTAAATAGCAACATCTCCATCACGCCCAAGCATCGTGAACTTAAAGCCTCGACTCGTAAAAGATTCTTCAAGAATTTTCAATTTTTACTCCTTTAGGAAGCCAAGCTTCCAAAGTTAGATTCTCTCCAATATATCCAACTTGGGTTTCAGTTTTAGTTTTAGGGTCAGTTGCGTATAGTGCGTAACCACCCTCCTTTAGTTTCTTGGCTTTAGTGATTTCCATTAGATAATCTTACCACACTTTTACTTTAATTCAAGACAAAAATATCACGATTTATAACACCAGCCCACTTTACCTTGTATACTGGCTCAAGAGTATCAGCATAAACAAAGCTATTATACTTATAGGGATTATAGGTAACTTTTCTTTCATTTTGATCAATAGGCCAACCATCATCTGGTGTGCCACAAACAAAAGCGTGAACATTCTTTCTTTGTTCTCTCAACACTCTATCTCTGCCAGCTTGACTCACTCTAAACTCGACATCTTTTAAAAAGAATTCTGAACTATGCTCTAATACTTTTCCACGAAGCATAATAGAAAGACAATGCTTATGTAAATTATAATATACTTTATGTTTTGCTTTCATCTCATAACTATAACACAAATAGTTAAAATGTCAAGCGTTGTAAACCTATGATAGATAACGAGTTACGAAAGGGCGACTGCCCCCCGCGCGTAACTCTTTGATAGTCAACGACTTATAATCCATTAAATTTAGACAAAAAGATGCGAGGGGATTAACCCTCGCACCTGTTAAGGTTTCGTTTTAGTTTAGGCGACTAGCTTCAAGAGCTCTTCGTCACGAGTCTTCCCTGAGAAGACCTTCAGCAAGTCAGTGCTGATGCGCTCGCTATACTCATAGCGTTCATCCGCCACATTGCGAGTCAGGAACTGAGTCGAAGCATTGTACAAGTTGTACAAGTTGCGGTCAGTATCTTCCTCGTAAGAAGGGTTGCGCCAGACTGCTTCGATGCCTTCACGCACCTTAGCAGAGATAACATCCTTCTCTTCCAACTTACCGAGCAAGGTTAAACCCTGCTCATTCGTGATTGCCTTCTGAGCCAACCTGTTGAAGATTGCTACAGAGTTGTCAACGCTGGAGACAGCGTTGGCCAACGCATCACCAATAAAATCCAGATTCACGGCGAGCGTGTGACGCTTCGTCATGCTGAACTCCTTGGTCAACGATTTCATGCCGTTGGTGCAAACCAAACGGAGGAAACCGAGGGTTAACGAGACACGACTGGAGCGGTCATAACTGTTATTCACAGTCAATCGCAGTCCGAGAATGTCTCCCTTGGCACGCTTGCCAACTGGCTTCAACTCAGTCTTGAAGTCAGTAAAGTCATAGCTAGCGTAGAAACGAGCACCATCACGAACCACAAACTTTTTGGAGTTGTGGTTAGCGAGCATACTGTTCTGCGCTAGCGACTCTTCGACCATCGTCACGAGGTCTGCATTCTTCACCACACCATACTGCTCGGTGCAAACTCCGAGCGTCATGGGTTCGGGGGTATCACGGCGTACCATCCCGAAGTATCCTGTCCTCTTGCCGTCTGTTGTGAGGAGTGGCTCTTGGTGTACATCGAAATCGTATACACTTTGAGCGGGTTTTGTTGTTCTAGCCATAGAATAATCATACCACACTTTTAAACTATGACAAGAACTTTTTTCGTATCATAAGATTCTGATGGTCAGGTACTTGCCAATCCTGTTAAAGTTTTTTCAATATAGTTGTAAGTGCTTGTCTATCAACGACTTGCGCGCGCAGGGCGGGGCCCCACCCATAACTCTATAATAATCAAATACTTAAACAAGATTTAATTTAAAATTACCTTTTCTATATTCTCTTACTTTCCTCTTTGCATATAAACTAGCATCTACTTCACATAATTTAGCTCTAGTTCCCATGTTATATTTTCTTATCTTCTTTATACCATGATAATACTTACCTTTTTTCCATTGATAAAGGTGTCTTAATTCATGAGCAATTAATTCAATTAGCCCCTCTTCCCAGCTATATGTTTCAACATTCAAATATCCCCTTCGGCCTCCAGTATTATAGGGTCTAAGATACTTGCCATATCTAGGCACACCAATATGAACCCTCATGCTTCCCCAAGCCCTACCATGCCAATTTAATTTAGTATTACCAAAATCTATTTTTCTTATATCTTTAAGGAACACACCCTCTGGCATGCACCATTTAATAATTTCTTTTAGTTTATCTGAACAATAAGAGGTGGTATTAATTAGCTTCATAGGCTAATAATATACCAAACTTAATTTATGTCAATAGTGATTTAAATAAATATATATAAAAGTAGTAACTATAATAACAAAAGAAAGTATTGTGTCGCCAGTTATCATCTATTTACTATTTAGTCAATCCTTATTTACTATTTCAACTTGATAATCTTTAATAAAATCAAATAGTTTGTTTCTTATTGCAAGATTTGCGGGGCCAATAGGTATGCCATCAACAGAAACATAATCTCCAACCAATGTATTATTACTATCATAGTATTGTTCTATATCATAAACATAAGAATTAAACTCAACCTTATGTGTTACCTTAACATTTCTGGACATCAGATTTGCGGTCATATATATTTACTATATATTATATTTTAATTTAGTCAATCCCTATTTACTATTTCAGCTTTCTCTATTTCGCTTTTAATAAACAATAATTCATCAAATGATATTACTGGTTTCTCTTCTAGTATTTCAATACAAAATAACTTACTCATTAATCCACTCCAATAGATGTTCTAGTTCGTGAACTGCACTTTCTAGTTCATGCACAGCATCTTGGTTGTTATCATGCTCAACCATAAGACCTTTATATTCTGCAATCCTATCACTGATTTCTTTAACAATTTGCGACCTAAGCTTCATCTTCATCCTCCTCTTCTTGCTCGACATCAATAGCTTCAAAGTTGTAATCAACCTCATCCCAATCGAGCATAAAGCCATTAGCATCAGTGCAATTCTCAGCCATCTCTGTTGCCTTATCAACTGCTTCCTCATCTGATGTGGCCTCCACCTCGATGTCAACTTCTGCGATTTGGTTGCGTTGCATACGAATCGTGAATTTCTTTAGGGGTTTTTCGGTGTTGTTCATATTTTTAATATACTCCTTTTATATTTTTTGTCAATTATTATTCTCCCTCAACTAACATAATTAAACTATTAGCTTCTTCCATAGCTAATTCAGTTTGATATTCATACTCTGCTTTCTTAATTTCTTTATGATGATAAGAATAATAAAGATCAGTTAATTCCTTTAATAGCTTAAAGGCTTCTACTTTTGCTTCTGTTTCTGTATAGTAAGGTTCATTTGTATTTGGGTCAATCATTGGTGAGTTCATAGATTAAACTATAAGATAAATTAAATTATTGTCAAATTATATTTTTAGGTATTTCTATTTGCCACTTGCTGTTAATCCATTTAAGTATTTGATCTGACCAGTAACCACTTACTATTTGGAACAAATCTCTTTCGATTCGTATCCTATCAAAGCTATAATAAATATACTGATTAATTAATTTCTTTGTGCCATGATTAGTATCAATTACATTTATAAATATAGTAGTTAATGTTTTGGGAATACACACCATTATTGTTCCACCAAGTGCTGTCTCGCCTATTTTGAATGTTTTAGTCATAAATTAAATATAAGTTAAATTATTATTTTGTCAACGCCAATCTAAAACAAAATGATTTTTAAGTGACTCTGCTAGTTCTTGTGCTTTTTGCTCATCTTCTGCTTCTACCATAATATGTGCAGAACACATTTTTTCTACCTTAAGAATATACTTCTTTTTATATAAGAATCTTTCAATCTCATCTACAGGGGCAATTCCGCTAAAATTCATAATGCTTGTTTTTATGAAAAATCTTGTATCTTATTAACTTTATTTTCTATTTTCTTATGCTCTTTGTATAGTATATTATCATTATAGTCATCTATTTTGATAACATAAGTACCACTCATAATTAAGCCCTAGTCCACTTCGCGCCCCATTTATTTAATGTTGCTTTTGCTTCTTTGAATGTTTTGAAATAAGTATATTGAGTTGGTTCACAATGAGGAAATACTTGTTTAGCAACCCATACTTTCTTATTAAGCAACTTTTTATTATACTCGCCAGTAAACAAATAAGGATTCTGGTTAATCACACAATCTACAATATAACAAAATATCGTGGGCTTGTTGATATAGTTTGCTATGTATTGGTAGGTGCTGTTCATATATTAAATATAACTCAAACTATTATTCTGTCAAGTAAATATAATAAAAAAAACCAATCCAAATTGCTAATGGTATAATAGTTATTATTAATGTTTCTATTAGTATTCTAAACTTGCTCTTTGTTTCTGGAAAGTAATCCATCTATTTATAGTAATCTATTTCTTATTTAAGTAAAGAAAAATATGGTTTCAGCGACACCAAAAAACGCTCAAAGGATATATGGTTGAGGTTAATTCCGCAATACCCTCAACAGCCAATCCTTGATTTCGTGCGGAAATCAACGTAGAAGGGACGAAAGAGATATACGGCGCCTCACTCTCTTTCTTTGCACCCTTTCGCAACCGAGAGTGTGCCTTCTACTGTTCTTATATTAAACCTTTTTTGTGGTTGCGTCAATACTTTTTTCTATTGTCTCGTCCAAGCTCTTAAAAAGATCACTGAAAAAACAGAAAAGATTATTGCTATCACCATAGTTAAGATTTTCCTCTATTTGTTTTTTGCTCATACATCATATTATACATCAAATACAATATTTTGTAGAACAAATTTTTTTAAAACAGTGCAAGTTATTCGGTACTTGCAAACGATTCACTATAACGGAGTGACCACCGATGACCACCATCACCTCACCAAAAGTTTATGCTGGATTTAACTCCACATCAAGTTTCTTTGTCTTGCCCATCCAAGGTTCTGGCATAATATGTTTAAGCCAATCTTGCATAGATGGAATAAATCCCAAGTCCTCTGCTATGTGCTGTTCTCCAACCCATCTAGTAGGAATCTTTTTGCCATTAGATAGTGTGATGGTATTACCAAATATTCTCTCACACATAAAGATACCTTCGGCGTGATGCCGTAAGGCACGATGGCGAAAGTCTGCCATCATCATCTTACTCTCATCAAACCAATCGTGAATCTTCTGGTAATCTTCTGCTGAACCACCCCACTTCTTTGCTGACGATAATGAATGGTGATATGGATTAGCCATTAGAAACTCTCCTCACTAGTCCGAACCTCCTCTATCCTCTCATTGTATTCGAGACGCACCTTGCGAGTAGAGACATCAAAGTAGAATGTTCCATAGCTACCTTCGTTAATCTCCCAACCTCCGTGGCTTGCACCTAACTTATCATAGCATACCTCTTCAATAATCTCTCTGACATTTCCTTCTTTGGCTTCTGTCAAAACCATCTCTTTTTTCTTTTCATCCCATTTGTGATAGGATGTTTTAGCTGAACCTTTAACAATAACCTTGTCAAGATATAATTCGTCTATGTCCTTGCCATTAGCGTCTGTATAATCTACTGCTTCGATTTGTCCAGAGTCTCCACAACCTTCAAAAGATACTTCAATAAAAGAAACTTTTGTTTGTGCTAGAGTATCGAATAATAGATTAGTATGATACTTTACTCTATCTGCTTTCTTTAATTGGTCTGCTTTAATTTGTGCCATGATGTCATCCATCTTGGGCATTTTAACTTTTTTTGATTTAGATGTTTTGCTCATACATCCAATATAATCTAAACTTAAACTTTGTCAATCCCTATTCAGAAAAATATTTAAAATATATACTATAAAGATAACACCAAAAATATAATAGTAATTCATTATTTAGTTACTCCTTATTTGCAGTTAGTCTACTTATTCTTGCTTTTTCTAGCAAAGCTTCTAGACGCTCAACCTGCTCCTCGTACCCCCAAGATTGCCTACCCTTAAGATAAGATATCTGATCTACAATAGCATCTTGAATTAATTCCCAATCTTCTCTTTTAAAATTTTCATCAGTATATTGGCTCATATAATTAATATAACCTTTATTTAGCTGAAGTCAATTTATATTTATTTATAACTGCAAGATAGCTATTTCGCTTACGAGATTTATGCTTTCTATAAGTCTTATATCTTTTCTTTATTTTAGTTTTCTTATTTAGCCAATAATGAATCGGTTTTACATCATAAGTAAAGTAATATTTCGCAAGAATGTATTTATAAATTCCATATAGCCCCGAACTAAAAGCTGTGATAGTAATTGCCCAAGCTGATAAATGGTTCATATATTTGCCTCCAATTTAGTTAGTATTTGCATTATAAGACCTTTATTTTCATCTGTCAAGTTGGCACTATATTTATCTAATAGCTTATGTATAACATTATTTTTAAATGCTCTCATAATATACCAGTCAAAGTCATAACCCATATTTAAGGAGTTCCATTCAGTATTTAAGCAATAATAAAGATAAGTTAATTCATTCTCGTCTAATGCTTTTATTTGATTGAATGTTATCATTATTTAATAGGCATGGTTTTTACGGGTCGGGAGGAACCCGCTAGGATAACCACTAACCTATGCTTCCTTGGGAGTCACGGCTTTCCAAGATAACTCTATAATAACCTAAATACTTTATTTTGTCAAGTTAAAGTAGCAATTAAACTATACCCATCCCATTCTCTTATGGAATATTTGTAATGCGTTAGTAACTTTGTAATTAAATCAAATCTGATGTGTCTTTGAGCAATTCCATCTGTGTGCAAATGCTCAAATACTATATTTTTTGGTTTTATCTGTTCAAAATTTAAACTAAATAGAAGCTGTGCGTCTAATCCTTCGCTATCTATAATAAGATGATTGATATCTCCTTTAACAAAAGTTCTAATAAAAGAATTTAATGAAATGCTATCTATATTTAGAGCATCGATCTCAGCATTATGTAAGTGTGCTGTAACATGATTAGGGTTAATAGAACTAAAATCTGATTTTGAAGGATCTCTAGGAGAGAAGAATTTTACTGGAAAATAAGTATCAATAGGAAGAATCGCAAAATTATAAAATTTCATTTTACTATAATAGGATAATATTTTGCAATTATTTTGAAATTCTTTAAGAGCAAATGGATTAGCATCTATCAAATGTATAACTTGATTTGATTCTTCTTTAAATAATTTAGATACTTGATTTGTTTCTATATCTTTGATGGCTGTACCAGCACATCCAATTTGGATTAAATTCATAACTCTATGATACTCTAAATAACTTATTAAGTCAATAAAAAATAGCAAATAAGATCAAAACTATTCAAATTGTTCTAAATCTTTAATAGCTTTCCTAGTAGCTTTCCAACCCAAAGTTTTAATTATAGTTTTAATATTTGGCACATCACCACTATTATTTTCAATATTTCTAGTAGCATTTTCATTAACCATTACTAGATTAATGTTATTATTTAGTTCATATTCCCTTTGGCATATATTTACTGCAATAAAATTTGCACTATATTTAATAATAATATAATCATTTTTAGTCTCTGCTAACACATAGCTTTCTGGCCTTTTAGTAGATATATTTTCGCCACTATATAATTTTATACTTATTATCTTTATTTTATCTTTATTTGCTAGGTAATACTCCTCATCTACAACAATCCAACTACCTATTTTTAGCTTATTTTTGTTTTTTTGATAGTTATTGTAGTAACCTTCTATTCTAGCTTCATCAGTCATAAGAGTATTATAAAGAAAAAGATAATATTTTTATAATTTTATGCTTGACTTATTTGAATATATATATTTTCTGCACAACCATTTACAATTCTATCTATCTTAATCTACTATACTTCTTTCTATTCTTCTCTAGTTGTTTTAGTGTTATCTCTAGAGTATTTCTTATATATAATACTATATATAAAGTTCCTAATAAGGCTAATAAGGTAATAAAGTATAATACTCCTAGAAGTAAGTAGAATGGTTTAAATATATACCCTTTAATGTTCATTTCACTACCTAATAAAGACAACATCTTATTTTTCACCCCTCTTTTTAATATACCTTCTTATTCTCTTTACTTCAAGTAAAATAAGACCATTAAATAAGAATAGTGCCAAAAAACTGCATAAGAATATTACAAGATCAAGGCTAATATCTAGGTTTAGCTCATTATAGGCAAAAGCATCATTAACTATAAGAAACATATTATTTAGTCCTTTTTACTTATTAAATAAACAAACCATCCCACAAGGCATACAGCAAATAATGGCACAATTAAACTCATAAAACTCCAATTCATATCCTAGTAGAAGTATCCTCTACAAAGTGAATAGCTTCTTCTCTCACATACCATTCCCAAGGTGTTCCATTCCTATCAACAACAACACAATAATGTTCACTATTTGGCACATAGCCAATCCTACCATAGAATTGAGTTCCATCCTCAATCTGGAACATTACTTCTTTGCCTTCGTTTCGTTCCATAACGAACATTTTAGCATCTTCATTTACGCTAGTATCAGCAGTTTGAGGATACTTTGCATCATAATTTAAGGGGTTTGCATTAATCATCTTTTATCTCCACTTCCTTTTATTTTACCTCTTTTTAATCTATCTGCAAGTTTAATTAAATTATTTCCTGCAACATCTTCAAGATTAACTCCAAGCTCATCTGCTAAACTCGCACAATACCATAAAACATCACCAAGTTCATCAAATATATCTGCTTTAGCTTGTTTTGTAACTTTTCCACCATTATCTCTCATTATCTTCTTAACTTTATTAGCAATCTCGCCAGCCTCTCCAACAAGACCTAAAGTAGTATAGTATAATCCATCATTAACTAAATATCTTGGATAAAAAGCTGTTCTGCCAGCATTAGCTTGATAATTGTTGAATGTCATTTTGCTTTTATAATCTTTTTATATAGTTTCGTCAAGAAGTTTTAACAACCTTCGCATCCAACAAAGTCACAATCACACTTTCTATTGAGTTTATTTGATTTTTTAGCTTCGTTATCATCCCATTCCATTTCTTCTCTATATTCTTCAATCTCCTTTATAGTCTCATCTGCTGGCAAATGTTCAAAAAGTAAATCAATTAAATCTGCTACTGAAGCATTATAATACAAATCATAGATATACTCTTTCTCATCCTCGGAACAAGTCTCAAGAAAATCTTTGATATTTTTAAACTTTTTGCTCATTTTCTTCTCTCCATTCTGCTAATTCTTTTTCTGCTCCCTCATCTTTAGCCCATTGGTTTAATTCTGCATCTGTCATATATTCTTCATCTTCTTCTCTGGTAACGCATCCGTGAGCATTGTTCTCTGCTTCGTCTGCATAACTCTCAAGAATATGCTCGGAGCTTGAGCCGTGTTTGTTGCTAATATCATCTGTGATAGTATAGATTGTTACCTTGTGCCTCTTGCCACTCTTGTATTCAGCTAATTTTTTCTGATGTTCTTTTTTGCTTTTATTTTCTTCTTTCTCAAGATAAGCTAACTCTTTTCTGTGAGAATTAACAATTTTCTCAAGATCATTATAAAAAGGTCTATTCTGAAAGATAAGCTCAATCAAATCCATCTTACTCATCTCAACATAATTACGAGCAACAACTTCTTGCTCATCTTGATTGAGGCTTTTGAAAAACTTTAATGCGTTCTTAAATTTCTTTACTTTTTTGCTCATATATTCAATATACTGCAAAGTTAAAAATTGTCAATAGGTCGCACCAAAAATATTTATTTGAGCATTAGGATTTCTTCTGCCATCTGGACTATCCATCATATTATATTTTGTAGGATAATCTTGAGCATCTTCACTCATAGCACTAGGAATAGTACGATAGGATGTATTTGCACAACCAACGAAAAAATATGCTACGATTAGCCAAAATAAATAATACAATACAAAACCTATAATTCTAATTGTTTTAGATTTCATTTTAAACCTTCTAGTTCAGCTATCTTTTGCAAAAGATATTTTTCATTATAAGTTATCATAGGTTCATAATTATTATACTCTGGAGATGTAGTTTTAAATACGATAAGTTCAATTAGGGCTTCTTTATATTTTTTAAGAGCTAAAGGCTTATTAAAAGTAGCGATTAAATCTGCATCTTTTTTATGAAAATAAAAATTTATATAAGGATGATTAAATTCTTCTTCTGCGATTTTTCTTTCTTGTGATATTAAAGTATCACCGACATTTAATCTACCTTCTGGCATTGGTGCAAAATTACAATGCCAAACACAAAATAAAATTTCTATTGGAGTCCACATAAAATTATATGATAGGATAGTGGGCTTGAACCATATATCCTACCATTACATTACTTGGCCGATACAGAAACTACTGAACCACCAGTCTTGTTGGCAAATCGCTTACTAGCGATCTTTGCACCACGGAGAGTTGGGTAACTCTTGGGAGCAACAACAAGCTGACCAGTCGTAGCTTTGACTTGCCAAGTATATTGTGTTGGGTTTGTATTCATAAGTTAATATTAGTATATATTTGAGTTAATGTCAATATATATTATTTATTTTTAAATTTTTCTTCCTTGGGTTGCTCGTTCACATCTTCTTTGTTATAGATAGCCCTCTTTGGCTTGCCCATATTTGTCATCTTCATATCTTTGCCACGCTTGAGATTTCCCCAAGGATTCATACCAGAGTTTTTCAAATTATTTTGAAACATTCTGATTTCTTTTAAGTCTTGTTTTGTTAATGCCATAGTTAGTATATACTAACCGAGTTTATTTTTTAGATCAAGAATTATTTTTTACAACTACAACCAGAACAACCACAACTTAACTTTAGATTCAACAACCACTTAAACGCTTTTTTTAGTTTTTTTAACACTTTTCTTTTTAGCTTTCTTTTTCTTCTTTGGCTTAACTTCTACTTCTTCATCATCCCAACTAGCAGAAACTTCATTATCATTATATTCACCAACAAAAGGAGCATCTTCTTTATTTAGTTCACGATTCCATTTCCAATCAGAAATTTTATCTTCAATTTTAAAACGAACATCCCAATAAAGATTAATTAGCCAGTTCATATACGAACCCCAAAAATTCCACCTAAAATAAAACAAGCTGATAAAATTGCGATTTCCATAATATTGTTCTATTTATCATTACACCTTCTTTTTAGACTTTTCCTTGATATTTTTATTATGCTCTAAAACATCATCTAGATATTTATTTAACATATTACGGCAAGTCCTTTCTTTTTCGGGGTCTTTGCTATAATAGGATTTCTCAAGGGCAAGTAATTGATCTCTCCAATGATTTAAACTTGCTAAATGATCTGTTAAAAATTCAATCTTGGGCTTCTTTGGTGGCATCTCTTACCTCTTTTCTCCATTGTTCTACTAATTTTTCTGAATCATCATAGTCAGTATTTTTATTAGTCCTTAAAAGATAGAATACTTTCTCGCTAGAGTCAATCTTATTCATAAGATTTATATATCCTTCTTTAAGATGTTGTTTATCAACAAAATAAAGACTTTTCATATAAGGTTTTGCCATATTATCTTTACTTAAAATACTTTGAGTCAATAAGTAACCATTCTTTTCATCTTTTTGACAGAGGATAACGCTTCTATACTTATCAGAGGAATAAAGGTCAGAGAATTGCTTTGATAATCCCAAATTCATAATACAATTATGGTGATAAATACCAAAAAAACTAATGGTATCATCAATAATCATTTTAATAGACAGCAACTTTAACTATTTTAGGATTGTTATTAACAAATCTCATAGCTTCTTTTTCTGTCATAAAGAAAATATCAACAACTGGATATTTGCCGTGACTAGCTTTCTTTCTAATAACATCTGTGCCAGTATCGTGAGCAAATCTAAATCCAAGATTAGGAATGTATAGCTTTGAGAAGTAAGGTATAATTCTAGGGTCTACTGCAACACTCTTGTTAGGTTTAAGAGTAGCACCAGTTGAGCTTTGTCTCTTGGCACTCCAAGAATCTGTACCAGAACCTTTTGCCCAATAAGCAGTTAAGCGAACCTTGATTTCCTTTTTGGCAGTATTGGCTTTAATAAAATTATCAACCATTTGATCTTTATTAAATATAATAGGTTTCTTTGAAGATGATGTTATTTCGCTCTTGAATAATATACAAGAGGCTAATAACAAAACGGATATTCTACATAGTATTTTCATAACTTGTCCTCGACTTGTTTAAGATTAATTTAAATTGATTAAAATGTCAAGCTAGATTAACTTCTTCTAGCGACTAGATAATTCCTTATGATTAATAGACTTCATAACAAATATAGTTACACTCATAGGGTATTTTACGCCCTATGAATGTATCCTATAATAGTATTACTTGGTAAGAAGATCAGAGGCTCGGAGCTTGCTGGTCAATTTACGCTTGTCAAAGGAACGCCAATGACGAGTATGTTGATTAACCTTATCAAGAACCTTCGCTTCACTAATGGTAAATGTTCCGTTAGTGTTATCTGTCATTTTTACGAAGTATGTTTTGGGTCTGTTTGCCATAATAGTTAATATTAATATATTTATTTATAAATGTCAAATATTTTTTGAATCTTCTTTTACTTCAATATACTTTTTATTAGTATTTTCACAGAATATACAAAAATTATCAAAATCAAAAACTAATATATAGTCATTCATCGTTGCGTCTGACCGCACTTCTTCCCAAGTGAAATTAGTTTTAAGACCGAATGACTTTTTCATTTTTACCTATTCACAAGGTTACTATATATATTGGGAGTTGTCAAATACATTTTATTCTACATAAATAATATTGTCTAGTTTTTATTTATATTGTATTGAATAAAATTTGCTTGACTATCTGTATGATAAACATTTTTAAAATTTAATTGTTTAATCATATCCGAGCATCCGTGACAAGGAGCAGAATGATCTAGCATATTATTTCTATTGATTCTAGTATTTACAAGAGTTAGTTTAGAACAATCTTCTATACCCAACTTGATAACAGCATTTAATTCGCTATGAGTCCCAACAATATCACTAATCTTTTCTTTATTTTTATTTATATAATTGTATTTTAAATTCATTGGATGGGTCTTTACGGAGTTCATACCAATACTTATAATACGATTGCGGTCAAGAATAAAAGAAAAATGTCTACATCTTAAATCTGCATTATGCTTATTGATTAAGGCATAAGTAACCTCAACAATCTTATTGAAGTTCATACTAATCTTTTTTATTTAAATCTTCGTATTGTTTTTCTACTTCGTCTGCTTCTTTGTCTAAATCTTCTTGAATTTCTTTTAAATAACTATCAATCTTATCTAGGTCTGGAGTTTTTGGGCTATAAAAATTACTGATATAATTTGTATTAGTATTACCAAAAAGAATCCTAGTAATCAAATGAATCCCAAATCCTTGAAGGAAAGATAGATGAATATTAAAAGTTGGCTCAAAAAGATAATTCCAAGTCAAAGTTACAACAGCACCATATACCAATCCAAAGAAAATATAAGTTGTAAGTAGATCAAGTATATTAAGTTTAGGTAACTTCATAGTGATAATGTATTTATAAACATTGGAGTAAATTCTCCAACATAAGAACCTCTCACATTAAATTCAAAATAATCAACAGCATCACCAAAGGCATCTTCTTGATCTTTGAATTGCTCTGCGAGAATATCCAAACATTTGTCTACTGAATAAACTGCTACTGGATTTCCTTTTGAATTTTCACCAATACCAATAAAAGCATCATCAAATCCATCTGCAAGAAGAATCTTATCAGAATAATCTGAATATGCTACTTCAATATAGTCTACGATCTTTTGGTTATGTTTGCTTAATTTCATAATTGCTAATGTATATGGTGTCCTCTTAACCTTACTTATACTCACATTTTAACTTACACGCAAGTTATTTTTTAATATATTTTTTGATTTTCTTTACAAGTGCTTCTACTTTAGCGAGTTCTTGCCATTTGATTCCAGAAATATCTTTATGATTAATGTCGTGCCACTCAACTAAAGATGTAATATCATTCTCTAGTTCCTCAAGTTCTTTATTTACTTTGCTTACTAATGTTTTTTGATTTTGCATAATCATCCCAAGAAATTTTTAAGGTATTCATTCATCTCATCTTCTTGCTTGACGAGATATTTAAATTTAATATAAAAATCATTTAAGTCTAATGCTAAACTTGCTGGTAATGAAGTTTTGTATGCGTTATCTTCATACCAAGCTACAAATTGTCGCATTGTGCGAAGCGTCTTAACTTCTTCTTCCATACTCTATATACTATCTTGAATTTATTTTTTCTTCAACTTTAATTTTGCGTGATCTGCAAATAAGTTTGGATTATCTTTATAAAGTATTTCTAATGAGGTTTTTGCAAAAACTCTTAATTCTTTTTCGTCTTTAATAGCATCAACGATCTTTTTAGCCATTAAAGCAAAGGTCTTTTCTTCTTTTTCTATACCTTTTTCTATTCGTGATTTCTCTATCTTTTTTCTGCCCATAATTCTAATTACACATTAGAATTTAAATTCAAACTGCTCTGCTATATATTTTGGGTTAGTTTCATACTTTTCAGAGTATAGATTGCAAAGCTGATGATCTGTTAGATTATTTAAATATCCAAGAATCCTATCTACAAGAGTTGCTGGATGTTCTTTAAGATATGCTTTCTTTAGATTCTCTAAAATCATATCTCTAGGATTAATATGTCTAATAATTCCGTTATTCATCTTCTTTCTCCAATAAAAACTCTGGAATCATATCTTCTTTTGCGTTCTTATCTTCGATAATATCAATCCAGTTAGTGATATTACCATACTTCACGCCTTGCATTAAATCTTCATAAAGACATTCAACTGCTCGTTCAACCATTTGTTGATTGTCCATATCTACAATATAATTTAAATCTAAACAAACTCGTCCCATTTTCATTTTGTATTTTTATACTCCATTATAAATTCACTAGCTTCCTCAAGAGCATTAACGAAGTGCATTGTTCTACAATCTTGAGGACAATCCTCATCAGCTTGATTAACAAGTTCCTCTAGAAGTCTAATTGCTTTTTCCATTCCTTGATTATGCTTCATTTTAATTTAATGTCAATTAAATCCTAATGCTGGTCTTTCTTTTTCAGTAAATAATTCTATAATACGAATGTTGCTGATTAAGTGCCAATCAGTATTTATTTTAATACATTTTTCTGATGGAGAAATCTCTGTTACCTTTCCTTCTTGGATTGCGTATCTGTTTATAGGAAAGTTAAGATAAAGAATCTTGCGGTCAATTAAATCTTTTAATTTCATTTATTTGCTCCATCATTAAAATAAACATCTATCTTGTCTACTAATTGATAATACTTATCAGTAGCATCGTGAGATATTGAAATTTCATCTAGGAAATCTTTATTGGACAATAAGTCTCCAAGGATTCCCATAGCTAACTCAATCTCTCCATCAGTAAAATAAGATGATGCTTTCATATTAAAAAGGCTTGAGAACATATCCCCAATAATCGCTATCAGCTTGCTTCTGAATATCGTCCCACATAAGACAACGAACAATATAAGATGGCACACCTAACTTATCACAATTATCAATCCAATGCTTCTCCATCGCTTTATATTTCATCGCACCAACCTTTGACTTGGTATATTTTAAATTCTCCATACCATAGAATCGAAGGTGGTGAACATCACCGCACACAACTTTGGTATGATTAGGATTAATCATTTCAAGAGCAAAGCTAACTTTAGCATAGCTCAATCCACGAATACGCTCAACAAGACCATCACGAACCTTGACATAATGTTTCTTGTTATAGCAAACAAAGTCTTTAGGATTCTGCCAGAAGTCTTTTGCAAAATCCCAAATGTAATCTGTGCGTTCATTCTGACAACCAACGCCAGAACGAGTGAGACGCTTCAACAATTCCTTGCGGTTATATCTCCAATAAATAAAATCACGAATAGCAAGATAGCCTTTGATATTGCCTTCCCAAGTGGTATGAACCGAGCAGAAAGCAAAAAGATAACGCCTAAAAATATCTTCGTTGGTTAAAGGTTTAAGGGTTTCCCAATACTGCTTGTAGGCTTCTACCTTGTGACTATGAAGCTCTTTAAAGCTGGCGAAAAACTGATCTGGTTTAGTTGTATCCATAACTCAAATATAATTTAAATTTAATTTAAGTCAAAGAATTAATTCGTCTTGCCGTCATTTTCCATCCAATTTCTTGCGTGATAGGGACTTGGAAAAGTTTTTAATATTTTAGCATCAATAAAATTTGCGTGAGGGTAATTGGGTTTTTGTATTTCTTCATAAACTGCCCACTTCTCAAGAGATTCACCAAACTCATCCTCAAGTTCTTTGATATATCTAATTACTTTCATATTGATCTAGAAAAGCGTCTGCATCTTTTAGTTTTTTAAATGTTTTAACTTTGATAGTTTTAACTAATGGAGTTTTATAAATCGACCAACCTTGCACGAGGTTTCCGTCTTTATCCTTGTCTTGTTCTATATAGTAGGTATATTTAATTTTACTCATAAAACAACAATATTAATCTTTGCGTTTAGTTTATAAACTCGATTACCTTGTTTTTCATCGGGGTCATTAATTGTATTACGCTTTTTAGCAGAAAAGTCATAAGCCTTACCATCTCCTAAATCTAAAATATTTACGCTTGTAGTATTAGGGACTTTAATCTTCATATAGATTGAGTGATTGCCTCGCTGAACAGATTCGGGGTCAAAGAAAGAAAAAACTTCTCCTTCTTTAATCTGGTCAAATTCAGTTAGTGCTTCTTTGTCTTGTGATGTTATTGTGTATTTCATAAATTAAAATGGTCTAAAGTTATACATCCTTTCAGCTATCTTACTTATGTTTGATTTATTTGTCAAACTGAATTTATATTTTTTCTTAAACTTTGCAAGTTTCTTTGGGTTGATATTTTGTTTTTCAAAATCTCGAATACAGCTTTCATCGGTAACAAGGTATTCACCTTTTTTAAAATCAAATAAATCCATTATTTCTTGCACTTGATCTGGATACTTGTCTACTAATGCTGAATCAGCAAACTCAATAATTTCACCATCGTATGAAATTAATTTTCCTTTAGTAAAGTCGTATCTAGGTTTCATTATCTATTCCATTGAAACTCAAAAATCCAACCCAACCAATTAAATCCACATTCAGTAAAATATTTACCATTGATATAAAAAAATTTAGGAAACAATTTAAACTTAAATGAATTTAAAATATAAAGTCCCATACCTTTAAATGTGATACGATAATAAACTTTGCTAATTAAACGACCTTGAGCTTTCATAGCTTTCTCAAATTCTTCGCTTGTCATTCTCTTTTTCTTCTTTTTCATCTTCTTCGATAATTTTCCTTGTTATTTTATTAATATCAAGTGATAAATTATATAATGATTGAGATATATCAACCAAACTTCTTTTAATATCTAATAGTATTCTATCGTTGTTCATAATTTAATCCCACAAATCCTTAAAGTAAAGCCCAAGAAGAATCAATCCATTTCTTTGACGCTCATAGGCTTTATTTAATTTTGAGTAATCTGGTTGAAAATTTTCTTTTCTTTCAAATTCAACTAGATATGTTCCATCTTCTTGTTTCTCAAGAAACATTTGACGATCTTTAATAGGGTCAAATCCTTGTGGATAAACCTCATAAACTTCTTCTAAACTAACATTGATATTATCTTCATCAAGAATAGTTTGGAGTGCAAATATAATTTCATCTAAAATATACTCATATTCTTTTTCATCTAGAGAAATTCCCAAGCCAGTTGTTTTATCAGTATAGCTTCCAAGTTTTTCATTAAATTCAAAATTATCTTCTTTACCAATATAAGGAACAATCTTATCGTCAATAAGTAAATGGTGGCGATTAGCAAGACTATGATAGTTTTGTCGAAGATGTTTGATTCTTGGAAGCATAAACTTCGCAGTAGATTGAGGAAGATTCCAGCAATCACTATCAGAAAAACCTCTGGTTAATTTCTGTAAAACATTTTTTACTTTCCATTTAATATTAAGAAAAGTATGATACAAATAATTATTATTGCCAAGAACCCAATTTAGAATAGGATTCTTGTGGAATCTAAAACTCCTCATCAATTCTTCAAATGTTTGTTTTTGACTCATACTTTATTTAAAACTTCCCTTACTGAATCTAGCACTTCTTTAAGGTCTTGTAAAGAAAATGATTTAATTGCACCATTAAAACCATATTCTTCTTTTTCCTTATTAAAAGTAACGATTAATTTAGTTTCAGCAAAACTATGATTTTGTCCTCCCCAACCAATATGCTGTGATTCTTTTCCGTGAAAGTATGCTACTGCTACTGGATTTTTACTATTAAGATCGTGCATACGAATTGTTACTGCTTCACAAGGGAAGTTGTGGGTTTGAGTTTTCTTGATAATTTGTTCTGCTGGAACAATACCCTTGATTCTGCTGTTGTTTTCCCAAAATATTTTATGTTTCATAAACCTTCCTCCTTACATTTTTCTTCGTAATCCTTCAAGAATTTATATTGCTCCCAACGACCTGCGTTGGCTAGAATATTACTTGTAAGCATTACTCGATGTTCTCCCTCATTTTTAATATCTTTTTCATCGTAAGTCAAGGTAATAATTCCAAGACCATAATCGTCATAATCCATAATCTTTAATTCAACACCTTGCTTTTCTTCATCATCCAAAACACTTTCGATTGCTCTAGTTGTAGCTTCTGCATATCTATCATTCTTTGTGATAGAATCTTCTAGATCAACTTTAGCCAACCAATTATGTCCAGTAACATAAATATTCATATATTAAAACGGCAAATCATCATCTTCTTCTGATTCATCAATAAAATCTAACACCTTTTCATTTTCCTCTGGTGAACGAAACCAAAGAATAGTATGATCGTTTTTTGTTTGAGCATCTACAAGTTCTAGCTTGCAAGTTCGCAATCTTTCTTTTACAATATCTATGAAATGATTTCTAACGCTGATAAACAAACTCTCATCGCCAGCAATCCATTCATAGGATTCGCCAAACTCCTCTGCAATCATTTTAATTTTAGGATGTAATGTCATAGTTGTTTTAGATCAATCTTTTCTACTTCATCTTGTTGATTTGCAACTCTACCACGAAGTTCTGCTAATAGATTAATTACTGAATCCAAATCATATTCGCTAGAATCAGTTGTATCAAAATCAATTAGCTCTTGAAGATAATTAATATCCTCAATTACCAAGTCAATCTTATCAATTATTTTTTTGTTCATTTTGTAACATCTCCATTTTTAGATTATCTAACTCTTTCTCGTTTAAGTCAAGTGCAGAAGGATGAATACTTAAATTCATACCTAGATGTGGAACAAAACAAAAAAACATTTTTGCTTTGCTGTCATAGCTTAATACTTCCATAGGAGTTCCTTTGGTAGTTTTGACTTTGCGGTTTTTCATTTAGATAAATGTTCCTTGTGGTAATCGTGACCTTTTTTAGTTAAGGCACGACCAGTTGGACGAATTTCAATAAGGTTATTTCTCATCAAATACATTTCTACATTCTTCTGCAACATATCTTTGGTAAGATTAGTTTTAGCTGAAAGGTTAGTTAGTCTAACTTCTCCGTGTTCTTTTAGAATTTTAATTATATTAAGTTCAATTTCTGAAAGACCAAGCGGATAGATGGACAATTTACTTTTAATCTCGCTCCAACCTCCGCTAGTGAGTTTATTGGATTTTTTACTAACCAAATAAGAGGAGATTTGATTTGCCAAGGATTGAGCTTGTCGAGCGTTACCACGACAAACACTAGCGACTTCATCAATAACATCTAATTCTACAAATTGAGTTTTAGATTTCAAATTCTTTTGAATAATCTTACCTAGACTAACATAAGAATAATCTTCCATATCAATTCTATAAAGTCTATCTGCAAGAGCGTGAAAAATCTTTTGGGCTTCTGTTGTGCAAAAGATAAAAGAGTTTTGATTGAATCTGAAAGTATAAGTTCCATCTTCAAAAGTAAATTCATTCTGATTGTTAGTATTAGGATTTAAAATAGTAAGGAGTGCCATCGTAACATCTCTAGGCAATTCACTTGCTTCGTCAAAGATAATTGTGGTATCTTTATCATAAACATAAGGAAGCATAATCTGATTAAAGAAACTCTTAACATTTTTAATCGTAGAACAATTAACAATAACATTCTTCTGACGATTCATAATCTTTGCGGTTTCTTGAGCGATCATAGTTTTACCGCATCCTCTTGGAGCAACGAAAAGAAGATGAGGCATAATCTTTGTCTGCTCAAATCCTTCAAGCAAAAAGTTTAGCTTTGCTTTTGTTTTTTCTTGCCCAACTATTTCTGAATAATTTTCTTTTGCCATAGAACCTTTATATATGGGTTTTAAATTGTAATCAAGAAGTTTGTTTAAACTACTTGAAAATCAATAGGTTGCTCTAAACTATTATAGGTTTTAGTATTGACTTCCTTTTCAATTCCTTTTATATTTAAATTATCGAGGAATTTCTTTGATACGATAACTACCGCATCTTGTTTCAATACTTTATTAAGTTCGCTCAATGTTACCATTGAAAAACAAAACGAACCTTTTTTACGACCACGATTAGATTTCATCTTCATCTCCTTGTTCATCAACATTTCTCATAGCATTTAACAAATCAAATTTCAATGATTCTAAAACGCCAATAACTTGATAAGCTGTCATATCGCTTTCGTGAGCATACCTTAATATATCTTTATATAAAGTATCTCTCAACTGATTTCCAGCTTTACAATTAAAATTATCTTCTTCACTCATAAATTAAACTTGCTTACTTTAATTCCAAATCCAAATAAAATCAAGCTAAATATTTTTCCGTATTCGTATGATTCAAATGATATGTCTGTCCTTAAATTGAATTTAAATCCAAACCATTTATCATCATCTTCTTTTTTATAACCGAGAGAGATGGTCGGTAGGGTAACTCTAATCTCAAGATTATTGTTCCTACCAAACCATCTCCCTATGCACCAATCAATGTGCAAACCTAACTTCATTATCCCTTGATAAACCTTCCAGTTAGAGGGTCACGCTTATTGTGATAATTCGCTTTAAGTGTGCCATCATTTCCCCAATTAGGAATTTCATCCTCATCATCGTATTCATCATCGGGGTCTACTTCATACATTTCTTGCATAGCTTCGATAGCTTCTGGACGATATGGATGAATAAAGTTTCCATAAGCAATATCATAAAGTTCTTTGTCAAGAGATTTACGATATAGTGCAACAACTTCTAATTTAGATGCACGAAGTTTCTGACACTCGCAATCTGTTGGAACAGATACAACATCAGCAGGGTTAATCTTAACTATCACAAGATTACCACCACCATTGAAACTCTTTGCATATTCTTCTGACCCAGCGTGATAACCAGCAGAACAACCAACATCTGCATTATCGCAAACTTGATTCCTTGCCATCTCACGGACTTGGCCGATAGCAAAATTGTGTTTGCCACTATACCAATCAGTAAAATCACTTCTAACGCTCTTATATGCAAGAAAATCACCATCTGGTGTGAGAGGCATTTTCTTATGCTCCAAGAATTTGTAAAGTTCATTTACTGCTCTGCGAGAAGGATTTGCCATTAGCTTATCAAGAAACTTGACAAGAGGCTCATAAGGCAAACCATTCTTAATAAAGTTCAAGATTCTATCTACAACGATATTATGAATTTCTTCGCCAGCATAAGTTACAAGACCATCACGGACTTCAATCTTGCCGTGAGAGAATCGTGCAATAGCTTTGCTCTTGTCGAGAATATCTGGAAGGTCGCTAAACCTTCCTTCTCGGATTGCGGAAATAGCGTCACTCCAAACTGGATTTTCGCTAGTGATAGTCTTGGGTTCATCGTTAAGAACGATGGTAAGACTACGATCTGTTAATATATATGGTATTTTCATATTTATAGTTTTACTCCTTTTTTAGTTTTTGTCAATAAGATTTATATAATTTATAATCTTTGTCATTTCTGGTTTGCTATTGTAATGCCACCCATAAGTATGAGGAACAAATACATCTAGCAATTCATATCTGCTTTGGACATTCTTTAAGAGAGTATCCAAATTATAACTTGCATTGACTTGATCGAATTTAATTTCAATTTCAGCCAATTTTAAAAAGTCAAGAGCTTCGCCAACCTTCTTAAAGTTCGATTTTGCATAGAACATAACCGCACTTAAATATTGGGCAAACTCTGAATTTGTATTTTCAATAAGTTCGTGCAAGCCTTTCTTCTGAATCTCTTGAACAAGATCAGCAAAGTTATTATCTTCTTTCTTGTGCTTATCCCAATGATTCTTGTCTGTGATTTGCTGTGATAGTTTAGAATACTCCTTGCGGATTCCATCCTCAAGATGTTTCCATAGACTTGTAAGATTTTTATTTTTAGTAATAACCTTTTTCTTGGATTCAAAAGTTTTAGATTTGATTCCATAAATTGCTGGAAGTTTCTCGCCAGTAAGTTCTTCATACTGCTCAAGAATATCCTTTAGAGTTCCATTTCTAAATTCGTGAGTTTTGCCTTGAGCTTGGAAGTTACTGATCTCTACATAGATAGCAGTATCATTAGCAAGATCAATACTCATCGTTTCCCAATTAGAAGATTTTGTTCCCCAATTAGTAGCATCTTTACGATTAAACTTAAAGATTTGAGAAGAATGTTTTGGATTCTTATTGACTACAACGCTAGTTCCAGAATTAATTTTCTGAATTGTAATCTTCTCATAATCAGAGAGATTCAAATAATTCTCATCAACAAGACCAAGTTCCTTGTTAAAGGTATCTCTAGTCGCTTGATCTACGAATGTAAATACATAAGCACCATCAATCTTGTCTCCTAGTTCATTCCAAAGGGTAGCAAGACGATGAGTAATTCCCATAGCTGAACCAGTATCATTAACTAGAATCTTATGTGTCTTTTCGCAAAGAATCCTTTTAGCTTCATTCTCTGAATTTAATTTTGTGCTTCTACGAGACTTCTCGTAAAACTTGGAAACCAATTTACCATTCTCAATCATCTTACCAATCTTATCATTGAAATCAATATGATTATCAGTAATAGTTTTGCTATTCCAAATTACCTTGTTGCTTAAAGCACTACGAACAATATAACCCAAACTGCCATAAGTTCCAAAGACTTCATTATAAAGAGCTTTGGTATCAAAGATGTTTGTGGAATCTTTAAATTGTTGAGAGATGCACTCTGCCATCTCCTTCTTAATCTTACGAAACTTTTCTCTGATAGCTTTCTTGGTTTTTTCTGTATATTCTAGATTCTCACGGCTTGCGGTAATATCTAGTTCGCCAAGCTCAAACTCAACTTCAAATCCTTGGCTACAAATACTTTGCTCATCAGAATCTTCTTTGAATTGCACATCGCTAGTTTCAATAGGATAACCAACTCCCATAATGGCAACAGATTCTTTACCATAGCTAGAATTATTATAATAAGCCCAACCATTACCTTTAAATACTGGTGTGCGATCATAGATTTCTGACAAATCTTCTTTTCTTGCACCTTTGATGATTGGCTTGTTCTTAAAATACTTAAACAATTCTTGAGCAGTAGACAAGAAGGTTTCAGTATCTTCTTCTTTGATTGGAACAGAAATTAATACACCAGTAGGCTCGGAAGATTTTTCTTCCTTGAGCTTAACGATCTTACCAATTTTAGTTTCATCAATAAAAGCATTGTAAGTAGTTTTCTTACCATCGTGATAAGAAATCAAAACAAAGTTATCACCATAACTGAATGGTGCGAATTTTCCAATGCCGTAATATCCAATAGCAGAATTACTATTGCGTTTGGTAGATTCACCATAGTAGCAATAAAGATTCTTAATATCATCAGCAGAAAGACCATTACCAAAATCTCTGATAGTTAAGGTAGGGTCTAGCTTGGTAGGAAGTTTAATCTCAATAGGACGCTTGCTCTTTGCTTCGATGTTAGCGTCTTGTGCATTACAAGTAATCTCACGCAAAACTGCGAGAGGTTTATTGGAATACAACTGATTGCGAAGAATGTTAAAGATATAAGGAAGTCCAGATTGCTTGATGCCGAAACTTACGGACTCAAAACTATCGGACTCGACTACATTGATTGGTTTTTCGATTAATTTCATAGATTGAATATAAATTGAATTTTAATTCTTGTCAAATAATATTTTATTCGTAGCTATCTCTATCAATAGCAATCACATAACCAAATCTCGGAACACCATCTGGCGTATAATTAAAGAATTTTATAGTAGCTTTTTTGCCCACTAATTCATTTCTTTGCTTGTAAAGTTCTTTGAGATAACCAAAATCACCTTTGATATTACTCTTAAAGTATCTGCCTTTAGCATTTGCAAATTCCATATAGCCAGCAGTTCCTTTGCGATTTCCTTCGCCTTCTTTAACTCCTTTAATAATAAACTCTGCATCCATAAACTCTTTTCTTTTGAGAAGAAACTTACTACGCTTATTCTCATAAGGTCTATTTAGTCTAACCATTTGACCTTCGTAACCATTTTCCATATACATTTCGTATGCTTGTGTAAGTTCTTGTTCATTACTTACTTTGAGTGTAGTAACAACAACAATACTATTATATTTTCTTTTAGTAAGAGCATTAGAAAATGATTCATACCTCTCATAAAATAAATCACTTTGATTTAACATTCCAATTTTAGGTGCATCATAAACCCAATACTGAATACTATCTGCACTTTCCTCTAGTTCTTTATCAGTAGGTTTCGTTCTCTTTACAAGAGAACAAATCTTATTAAAGTCATTTGCAAACTTATCACAATATAACTCACCATCAAGAATTGCATTAGGATAATCTTTAAAGAATAAATCTAGATGTTGGCGAATGTGTGGTGCAGAAATAATCTTCTTGCCGTTTCTGCTAAACATTCCATCTTTCGTTACGATACAACGAATACCATCAAGTTTGGGTTGGCTATAAACTGGATAATTGATTTCGTGATCTTCATACTTTTGTGCAAGCATTGGCTCAAAGTATTGAACCTTATTAATATCTTTGATAGATTCAAAGTAGCCCGATTCTAATTTCTTTTTGCGTTTTGCTTCTGCTTCTTTGATTGCTTGTTCTTCTGGAGTAGTAGCATTTGATCTTCCAGCGTTTTTAATATCGCAATCACTCCAGTTATTAGTGATCTTTTCACCATCTGTTTGACCAGAAATTGTGCGATATTGATTTCCTTTAACTTCAATAGTCCACTCTTGGACTTTGCCAGTTTTAGTCTTTTTATAAATTGTAGGTAACTTCATACTTCCAGTATATACTGGACTAACCAACTCGTCAAATTTTGTTTTTTTTTGATTTACAAGGCTTTGCAATTTTGATTAAAGAAAAAGTTCCATCTTTATTATCGTGCCAATCAATCGTATCACCGATTTTCCAACCCATCTTCTTTAACAGAGAATCTGGTAACTCAATATATTGGTATCCATCTTGTTCTTTAACTTCTAGAATATGAGACTTTTTCATCTTGGTGTTAAAATCTTTATTACTTTTCGAATACCTTTCCATTGTAGCCAATTCAAGAAATTAATAATCTTAACAATTCCAATAGAAACTTTCCATTCAATAAAATTCATAGTCTTAACATAATATTTAAAATAAAAACTATAAACTGGACATTTCATTTTTCTATCGTGATCGTCTAGTTCTTTTTTAAAAGATTCTTCTGCTTCTATTCTTTGTTTAGATGAATTTTTTTCTATTGGCTTAATTAAGGATATTTCTGTTAATAAACCTTGGACTACAACGCACTTCCAATCTGGAAAGTAATCATAGCTTTCCTTGGTTTCACCAGAGATATAAGCACCAAAAGTAAATGTGCCAGTATAATCATCTCTAAATACTTCTTCTCTACTATCTTCTACTAATTTATTTTTATTAAAAAATTCACCAAATCTAGTACCATCTTTTACATAGTCTGGATTATCTTCCCAATGGCTAGTTATTTTTAATTCAAATAATCTATAATCACGAATAATATAAGTAGACATAACACTTTCTTCTAACTCTTTTGTTTGAAATTCTTCTTTCTTGAAATCAATATTAAGAGCTTTTAACTCATCGTTAAGAGGTAAATCTTGGTCTACTTTGATATAATTAAATAATCCCATACAATTTATATTACAAATAATCTCTTTTTTTGTCAATATTATTAAACTTGAGGCATCCTTGATGTTCGTTGGTTAATAATCCATTTCTATGACTTTCTGGATTGCTACACACTCCCCAATCCGCACCTAAACTTCCACGAAGGGGAATAAAATATCCGCATCCACAAGAGCAATCTGGATAATCCACATTTTCCTTTTCCCATTTTTTTAGTTCTCCAAAAGGTTCGTAATCTTCTGGCTTTTTAATTACTAAATTTAATAGTCTATCGTGTTCTTCCATAAAAATTAGTTAAAATTAAACAAACTCCAATTAATGTTGCAGTTTGTATATTTCCTTTGCATACATTATATATCATACCGATTGATAATGCAAGTTTAATTATATTCATATATTTTCCAATTTAGATATTTCTAGATTATAACAATCTGCTTTAAATTTCCAACCAAAAGTAGATTTTTCATCGACCTTGCCTTTTTCACAAAATCGTGCTTCATTAAAGTAATCTGCTTTCTTTTTCTTGCCAAGAATCCACGCTTTAGAAAAATCCTCTAATACTCTTACAAAAAGATAATAGTCACAATTTTGTTTTGTATTAAAATCTGAAACGCTACAATCGTATTCTCGCCTTGGCCTTGAAGTGCAACGCTTTGTTTTTACTTCGTAAGTAGTATTATCTTTCTTAACATCAAAATTATAATTGTCTGGTTCTTCTGCATTTAAATACTCTGCAACGATTAATTGACCAATATAACCAGCAATATTTCCAGCACCTTCTGTAATAGAATTATTTAATTTGCCAAGTTTTGTTGCTCTTGACTTTGCTTCTGTTAAGATTTTGTTTGATATTTGTAATTCTATCATAGATATTACCAATGGTGAATTGCGTTTATGATAAGCACAATATTAGCTATCACACCTAAAACAACCACAAATAATTCATATAATTTATGAGTCATAGTTTAGCGAATGATTGTTCTTTCATCTTTAATTCAAAATCTACATCTATATTATCATAACCATAAGTATTTGGCAAGAACTTTGCATAGTCGGCGTGTTTTCTAGGATTCTTATGACCATCAATACTTTCAGAGTAATGAAATAGTGGAGTATGATTGCCCCAAGTAATTCGGGCAAGATGAAATGCTTGTTCCTCTGATAGATTATCTGGATGGCATTTGTGATGAAGATAATCAAAAGTAATAGGAATATTAGATACAGAATGAAAATGTTTCATAAGTTTTTTAACTGACCAGCAAGTATCTTTATCGTCATTCTCAATAACTAATCTAGACTTAACATCATCTGATAGTCTATTGAAATTGCTCATAAACTTTTTTATTATATTATTTAAATCGCCTTTAGAATTATGTATGTGCATATTCATAGGAGAATCATAGTTAAGAGGACAACCGATTTGTGTCATAAACCAACCATAGTGATTTAATTCTTTGATTGTTTTAGTTACTGCATTATCGTTATCACTTGCAAGAACATTAAATTCAGAGGGATGGCAAGATACTCTAACATTTCTAGATTGTATTAGTTTCTTGATACTATCAAATGATACTAATATTTTATGATAGTCTGGTAAATCTTCTAGTTTCACATTAGCTTTATCATAAGTAATAAGAGGAAATAGATCAGAAGAAATTCTGTAAGTATGATTATGGTCGGCACAATACTTGATATAGTGATATGTAGTAAGCATATTGTTTAATATTCTAGAGGATAGGGTAGAAAGAGCTTCCTTCCTATCCATAGATGAGAAACGAGCATAAGTCATAGTATTGAACTTGATAGGATTATCTTGTTCAGTTAGACTTAACACAATACAACAAACTCCTTTTCGCATTATTCAAATATAATATAAGTTGTCAAATTTGTCAATTATACTTTATCAAAAAATCCAAAACTATTTAACCTTGTTGTGCCGTGATATTTATACTTGATTGTAAAGTCATCTGGATGAAGAAGTGAAAGAAATTTTCTACCTTCTTCTGTTTCATACAAATAATAATCTTGACCTATTATACATTCTATTCTGCACTCAAAACTATCAACAAAACTATTCCATTCGTGCAAAGAAACTAACGCATCGTATTCTGCCTTAATTTCTTCCAACCGAGTTTCTATTTTTTTATTTAGATTTAAATGTCTAACTTGTTGAAACTTACCTAGATCAGCAAGTTCAATTTTTGGAGCAGAGTATTCTGCTATGTATGAAGAACTTGCACGATTTTCCAAAACTCTTTTTGGGTCTGTCATCTGTAAATATATGTGGATGAACCATTATGGTTTTTTAATTCTTTTTTAATCAACGACTTATCTCTTTCATCTAACCAATTTATACTATCATAGTTTTCTTTAAACCTATGAGAGAAACAATTTCTTGCTTTGTCACCTTTTCCAGCCCCATTATTTGCACTTTTTTCGTTCATATATTTGGCTTTTTTTCGTTAGCAAATAGGGCTTTTATTTGGCGTTCTTCTGTTCGTAAATGGCTCTTTATTTGCAAAAATCTCGTTCACAAATTAACTTTTAAAATTTTTTGCTACTTTATTTACATGATCTTTAATATCATTGTAAATATTTATTTCTTTTTGATTAGCTTTTCTTTCTACTTTTGATAGATCGTTGAGCTTGTATTCTTTTAATTGATGATGCTTGAAATGATATACTGGCTTATTTGATAAAAAGTCATTCGTAAATCTGATATATCTAAATGGTAAATCTTCGCCTTTAAGTTTATAAAGAGTTCCTAGTGTTGGTTGCTCTTTTTCTTCTTCAAAGACTCCATCAATAAAGTCTAGAATTTTTTTTAACATTTTTCTTTTTCCTTTTGGGGTTTACATGTTTCCAGATTTTGGCTTCTTTATCTAAATCTACGCTCCATAGCATAACTTTATTATAAATTTTAAATCCATATCCATCTCCAAAAAGCATAGTTGTTCTGCTTATGATATCTCCTATTATGTATAGAAAATAAGACAATATATATCTCATATAAATATTATATCTATATATACAAACTATGTCAAGTCTATATATTTGGAATTTTTTTGTTAGGAAATTTTGTTTTATTTAATTTTATCTCTTGAATAATATTAGTATTTGGTAATATTTCTTTTTCAATATCAACTGCAGTAATAATATGTGGATTATATTTAATATTTTTATCTACGATTTGTTTATTAGTTTCATGTGCTATTTTTTTTATTAACTTATCTCTGTATTCTTGAGGAATCGAATCATTAAATTCTATCTGAGTCATTGAATTTTTTTGTTTTTTAAGTTCTTTGATCATTCTTTTAAAATGTTTATTATCTTGCGCGGTAAGATTTTTAAAATTTTTACGCGCTTCTTTTTTATATTTTTCTTGAAACATTTTAATTATTCTATTTATAATTGTTAAATTTATTTTTAAATATTCTTTATTATGATTTTTATATATTTTATATAAAAACATTTTATGATCACCAAAAAAGTGAATAATTTTTCTTTGTCTAAAATATTTTTTATTTAATGGGCAATAGTTGTCATTTGGCCCAATTTTTTCTTTATTTACTGGTTTATTGTCAAATAATAACATTGGCTTTCTTTTGTTATCTTTTAAAAAACAACATAGATAATATTGTTCGGCTACACAAGCTTTAACAAAAGCTGGGAATAAGTATTTTCTGTTCCAAAATTTTTTATTTTTAGGATCTTCAACAGCTTTAATTGCATTTTCTGAATATTTTTGAAAAAATTTATAATCTGTTCCACCAATTATTCCGCAATTATATGTAGTTGTATTTCTTTTATATTTTTTTAAATATTTATTTTTACAATGTTTTTCGTACCATTTTATTTCATACTGAATATCGCAAGCAAATTCTCTTGATTGAACAATTATTGGGGCATTTAATATGCTTCTTGGTAATTTTTTTAATATAAAAAAATCATAATCTATGTGCAAAAATGGTTCATTTTTATTTGCTATAATATTGATCGCATATAACTTGCCCAATGACCAGACTTCTTTAAATTTTGGATTAATTATTCCTTCCAGATCAGTATATATATTAGACCAATTCAAATCTCCAAAAAATTCTTCGCCCATTTTATCTGTTATTAAATATACATTCTTATAATTTTTAGTAAGATAATGCAAGCAAAGTTTTGTTAAATCGTATATTTCATTTCTTTTTGTTTTATTCCAATTAAAAGTATTAACAGAATTAGAAAATACAGTAGAATATGAAAGATAGAAATTCATTATCTTAATATTATAAGATATATGATTATTTTAATCTAAATGTTTTAAAAACTTAATTACTTGCTTGAGCGACTAAATTGTTTCCAGCGGTTATCATTTCGGATAACCAAGTGCCTAAATTACCATAATCATTCGTGTTCGAGCTTCCTCCTCCGGGACATTCATGAGCAAAACAATATTTTTTATGGCTAACAGTCACTGTATGTTCGACTTTCGCTGGTGTGTATTTTGTTGCATCTGGACCATTAATTGTAGCTGGGCATACGCCCGGTTGGTTCCAAGTCCAAACCCATTTTCCATCTATTGTAATATCATTTAAAGTTGAATCACTAACATTTTCATTTGGTCTTGGTGTTGTATTAATAAGCGTGCCGTTTCCGTTATTTGTATTAGTGCAATCACATTGAGATCCTCCGCCGCCATTGCAAGGACCCGATACCGCGAATGGACCAGTGTAGTTTTCAGAAGAAATATTTGCATTACTAGCTAAACTTGTACCATCTGATAGAGATGAACCTCCACCGTTTGAAACAAATGCCCAAGAACCTCCTCCGCCACCGCCGGCAATTGCTATACAAAAGTTGGGAGTATAACTTGGCATTGGTGGTTGAATAGATGGAGTGCCTAATTTAATTTTTGCACTGCCAACTTTTTCTTCCTGAGTCCATCTTGTAGAGCATTTGCAACCCATAATTTTATCCACCTTTCTGTCTTCTAATAAATTTTTGCAAGTTTTTAAATTTTCTATTTTGTTTAATTACTTCTATTGCAAAGGTCTTTAATAAAAAGCCATATACAGTAAAGAATTTATATTTTAAATCATTCAAAGCTTTACTTGTTGCTACATTTCTATTTGAACCTATTCCACGACCTATTTTAGTGATTCTATAGCCTTCATCAACGAGGCTTGGATGAGATTTAGCGCGAGAGGGTACTCCTGAATAATCAAATCTATAACTACCAGCAAAATCTCCAGTTGTAATTTCACTAATATTAGATGGTCCAATAAATTTCGTAAGTTTAGAATCAATTTTATCTAGCGTACCATATCCAGAATATATTACATAGAATGGATGATTTGATCCTAGATCTTTATTGAATTCACAATTAATATATTCAATTTGAAATACTGTTCCACTTGGAATTATTCCATTCCAAGTTCCAGTATTTAAACGTTTACTTCCAGTATATAATCCGCTATAAAATTTATAAAATAATGTATCTTTAATTGCTGTATCTTGTTTTAAATGTTGATTTGCATCAATATTATACAATCTCCAGAATCCGCTTATTTCACCAGTATATCCAACTGCTCCAGTTACAGATTTATCTCCACTTTGAATATATCTAATTCCAGAAGTAGGAAATTGATTAATTCCTGTATAATATTCTGATCCTAAAACTAATCCTCTATATATAACTCCGGAAGTACCAACATAAAATGGATTTAATACAGATGAATCGCGATTTTTATTAATAGACGCAACAAATGTATTCATCAATCCAGTTTTAAGTCCATGAGGAGATATATAGCAAATTTTACTATTAATTCCACTTCCAGTCGAAATTAACATTAATCCATTTAATTTAACTCCTGTTTCGTTTTGTTTTGGAAAATTAGCAAAAAATGGTGCAATTTTAGTATCTATATTATAAGCATTAAATGAAGTTTGATCTAGCGTAGTTGGATAATTTAAATAAAATGAATTATAATTTTTATTATCATATCCTGCAGTTTGGTTTGCTCGCCATGAAAGAAAACTACCATTTAAAAGTTTAAAAGCACTACCAGTAAGATTTCCAATTCCAGTAGTTGTTTTAATTATAGTTGGAACGTATTGTCCACTATATTTACGATAATAAAATCCAGATAAAATATTTGAATTATTAGTTCCAGCTGGAAAAGATACTCTACCAAAACTTAAATCATTATTTATTCCTCTTTGTAATATATCTTGAGTTAAATTATCTATTTTAAAATCAAATTTATTAAAAAAATCATTATCTGCTATTTTTACATTAGTTTTTGGAAAAAAATTATGAGAGAGTTGACCTAAAATTGGTATTGAACTATAAATTTCATCATAAAATCCATCTGGTTGAAAATTAATTTTATAATTTGTATGCTCGGAAATTTGAGCTTCGTTAGGACCGCTTACATTTTCTAGTTTTTTTAATGAAAAGAATGGAAGATAGTTTCTCAAAGTACCATCATTTTCAATTGATAATTGAAAACCTTGTATATCTTGCTGAGTTGGTATGGAAAATAAGGTAAATGGAACAAAAGGATTTGCGCTAGATGTCACTTGGGGTATGTCTGATGCTAACCCAAGTTTTCTTAAAACATCAATATCGTAATTATTTCCTGTGTTTATACTCATTTTTTTAACTGTTAGCCTGTTTTTCTTCTCACGAGTCCCTCCTGCGGGCGGACGAACTATATTAGAGAATTATACAACCAGTTTTGTTATCGTTAAATTGTTTATATTTAACATCTTTGCATCGCTGCAGAGTTCAGACTATATCTTCTTTTTATTTCTAAAAAGTTCGGGCGCTCATGGGCAATTTTATTGTTGGGACTCAATCGCCTAGTCGTTACACCTTACAGCCTATCTTTCCCAGCTGTCTTGGCTCGGTATTTTCTCAATGAGAGGTCCACCGAATTCACCCGAAATGGCCATTTATATTTAAAAAGAACTATCCATAGTTACAGTTTATTTAATAAAATGTGAATTTTTTACTATTAATAAATGAATTCACACAAAAAAAAATAAGTGTAAATATAAATGTTATGCCAAATTTAAGACCATTTAGAGATTATAGCGAGCATGCAGTCATTAATCTTTTTGCTTGTGATACAATAGCTAATAAAGGCACTCTAGTTAAACCCATTAGAAGCTGGAAAGATAATGGAGCAGGAACTGGCACAGATTCTTCTACCGCTGGCCCATTAAAATTAAGTTCTACTTCGGTAGGTGGAAAATTTAAAACTACACTTAATGATTTTTTTACTTTAAATGGAGTTGTAACACCAACTGTTAACTATAATGACACACCTAAACCTATGGGAATTTTATTAAAAGATGTAAGAGAATTTGATGAGAATGGTGAACCATTAATATTTAATCCAAGAAAAGTAGAAGAAAAAGATGTTGTAATTAAAAGTATTCACTCTGCGCCAATTTTAACAAAAGGTTTGATCATTGTTAATGATATTGATACAACTAATTATGGGGGTGGTGGAGGAAATCCAGATATTGGAGATGTTGCTTATGCTGGTGGTAATGGTAGAATTGCTACAGATGGTTTAGTCGTGGTTGGTTCATTTTTAAGTCCAAAAGATGAGAATGGTTATTGTTTAGTAAATTTAAATATAAGTTAATATTTATTTTACAAAATTTTAATATTAAAATAAAATTCTAAATCATTATCTATTGGCACTAATTTGTCTTGATTATAGATATTAGCAAAGATTTTCTGTTCTTTTAAATATTTGATATTTAAAATATTAATTTTAGTATTGTCTGCTTCTATTTCTGTAATTACATCTTCTTTGCTTTCTAACGCTTTATTTCTTTCATTTTGTGTTACGGGAATATATTTAGAGTATTTTGCAATAATATCACTTCTTTCGTCAAGAAATCTTTGGGTATATATTTGTTTTAAGATATTTTTTTTATCATATGGATCTTTGATGAAAACTAAATGCCCCATATGTTCTTGGTCTTTAACTAATTGAAACATTTTTTGACCCCTAGATATTGGTATAAAACATTTTTTAACAATATATTTTCTAGAAAAAAAGCTTATCCAAAAGTCTATATCTTTATCGTCCATGTAGAAATCAATATCTTTATAACATCTATAGAATTTTTTAAAATATAAAGCTATAGCTAAAGATCCTCGAAGAATATAAAATTTTTTAGTATTAATTATATCACTTAATATAGCTACCAATTCCTTATTCTTTTCGCAATAAAATTCTTTATTTATAAACAAGTTCATTTAGTCTTTGTTTGGCTATTTTATTATAATCATTCCATATGCCATTTCTATCGTGATGTATGATTTGATTTTCTTTATCTTGAATTTCTCCAACCATTTCCCAATTTTGTCTTAACATTTTTTGCGTAGTTAATTTTCCATTACATAATTTATAAAACTTTTTATCTAATATAAGTTCCCAAGCTTTATTTAAATCAAATAAGTGATAAGATGGCAACGGGAAAAATCCATCCTTGTCAAAACCGAAAAGATTGCAAGATAAATCGTAATAATAAGATGTAGGACAATAGTGAAAATATAAACCATTAATCCGTCTTTTAGATTCTTCTGAATCATCTAAACGGATAATTTCATTTTGATTTAAAATACTAGCATCTGAATCTGAAAGAGCGAATGGATAATGAAATGAATAATCTATATCTTGAAATTTTTCTCCTCTAATTAAAAAATCTCTTACAAATCCTCCTAAAAAGAAACCCTTAACAACTAAAAGTCTTGATATTACTGGATGCATGTTATATTATATATCTGAATCTTTTTCTTTTCTAGATTTAGGTATAAAATTAACTAAGGCATCTTTGCCATATACTTGAAAAGTTGAAAGTTTATAATCTTTTTTATCGAGCATATTTTTTAATTCATTTACATATTTGCTATTTATATAGACAACAATTGTTTCATTGTCGTGCGTATCAATTCCATATTCATCGGCAAATTCAGAACAAATAGCTAATGCTTGATTTTGATTACTCACTAATAGTTTACACTATTAAATGTCTGATTTGTTTCCAGAAAATACTATTTCACAATATTCTGTATCGTTTATATAATTTTTTATCATATTTTTCATTTGTACGAAGTCATTTAAATTGTATAGATTATGATTTAAGAAAAGTTTATATTTGTTAAGTTTCTGTAAGATATCGCATTTATTAATAATGAGTTTTGTTACGCCAGAAATTTTAACTGCTTCTTTTAGTTTATTTAGATTCAACCAGTTTACTAATCTTTTTCTACCAGTAGTTGAACCATACTCTTGACCAAGATCAATAATTTGATTAAGCTCATCGTCTTGCCATAATGATTCTGGAAATAATGGATCGACTCCGCTTTTGGTGTCGTAAATTTTTGCAACTCCGATTATTTCTCTGATCTTCTTTGGGCTGAAACCAAGAGAGCAAGCATTGTAAGGTAATGTTTCACTACTGGTAACATAAGGATAATCGCCATAATTAATATCAAGCCAAAAACTTTGCGCCCCTTCGCAAAGGATTTCTCCTTCAAGATTTCCATCCCAAAGATATTTCTTATCAATATAATCTCCCGCTAATTTTCCTACTCGCAACATTTTATCTGAATAAGCTGGAGCAATTCCTTGACCAGTTGTGCCAAGTTTAGGTTTTAAAAATTTAAGATCATATCTAATATGTCTTTCGGTAATAATATGAGCTTTGGGACTAACTTTAATTAATGATGTATCAAAACCTTCTTTTTGTAAATATTCTATTTCATCAAAAAATTTATCAACATTGATAACGCAATTTGGGCCAATGACGCTAAGTTTATTTTGAAAAACTCCACAAGGAATAATATGAGTTTTATATTTTTTATCATTAAGGTAGACTGTGTGACCTGCATTGGGACCACCATTCCAACGACAAACAGTATCATAATTTTTAGATATTGCATTACTTATTTTGCCTTTACCTTCATCTCCCCAAGCTAAACCAAAAATAATATCAACTGCTTTGATCATCATCTTTTGTTCTTAAATCATTAACGTAATTCTCTAAATTCTCTTTTGCCTTTGTGCAATAATCTTGTCCAGAAGCACCACAGCACTTTTTAAATTTAACATTATTAAGTGGACAATAAGAGTTCCTTGATATTTTAGGCAATACTCTTACTACTGGAGAAAATGGAGTTGCTCTTGCATATGGATTATTTGATAATATAATTCTCTTGTCTTCTATATTTGACTTATTTTGTGCATTTTCTTCCATATATTGATTATAATATATTATTGGTAAAAGTAAAGAAAAAAGATTGTGTAATTACATTATGTTTAAGTATATATTAGGATTTTCAGCATTTGCGCTAGCTTCTTGTGCAGCTTTTTTCTCTGTTAAAGGAATAGCCCTACTATTTGCGGCGAGTTTTTGGAGTGTAGCTGTTATGGCTGGAACAATGGAATTAGCTAAACTTATAAGCGCGAGTTATCTATATCGCTATTGGAATGATACAAATAAAATTCTTAAAAGATATATGCTTGGTGCAACTTTGCTTTTAATGGGTATAACAAGTCTTGGTATATTTGGATTTCTTTCAGACGCATTTCAAAGAAACTTTTCACAGTATAGTTTAAATCAAAATAAAATACAGGGTTTAAAATCTCAACAAACTTTTTATCTTTCTCAAATAGAATTTAATAAAAGTAAATTAAAAGACTTAATTGAACTTCAAAAAACTTACCAAGCGTCATTAGATAGCGCAGTTAAGCAAGACGTTACTATCACTAAAACCACAGAAGGCGGAATATTCAGTAGTGGCAAAACTGAAAAAGTCACTGATTCTAAACTCGTACAAAGCAGAGAAAAGATTGTTACTGGATCTCAGCAAAATATCAATTCCTTATTTGAACAAATATCGTTCGTGAATAAAGAGTTAGATGATTTAACTAAAAAGAGTACAGAGAATAATCAAACTATCTTACAACTTGAAAGTGATAATACTAAAGGCGAAATAGGAACATTTAAATTTGTGGCAGATGCTTTTGGATTAAAAATAGAAACCGCAGTAAGAATATTTATTATATTAATTGTTATTGTTTTTGATCCACTAGCGGTATGTTTGGTTATTGCTTACAATTCACTTGTAAAGAATAATAAAACAGAAAGCAATTCTGAACCAATCATAGTTGAAAAGGTTGTAGAAAAAATCATAGAGAAACCAGTTGAAGTTATAAAAACTGTTTTTGAAAGTTTTAAAAGAGGAACTAAGAAAGTTCATAATCCTAAATTAGCTGACCCAAATTTACCAGAAAATAATTGATTACTTCTTTTTGATATAATAATCATTTTTGTTTTTAGAAATTTTTGAGATATAATTTTTAGCTTTTTCATGACCATCTTTGCTTAATGGAAATACTCCATATAAGAAATTATCATTCTTTGAGTAAATGCCATAATATTTGTTTTTATTTTTCATTAAAATAATCTTGAATTAATCCTTTTAAAAGTCTCAAGTGGTGAACTTGCCAAGTTTCACCATCTAATTTTTTACCATTATCAATTAAATCTTGAAATAGAGCTGCTTCAATAATTTGATTAAGTAAATTAACGATTTGATTTTGTTTTTCCATTAATATATTGTATTAAATATATACTAAATAATATAATAAAAATATTATGGTAAAGGATTTGGTGGTAGAGGTTGTGGGCATTTTGGCGTACACTTTACTACTAAAGTTGGTACTTCTCTAGCTTTAAGAAAAGCTCCTGCTGGTCCAAAACACCATTCATATTCAGTGTGCCATTTTTGTTCTACTGTGCAAGTCTTGTCTGGATTAGCAGCTTGCTCTATATTCTGCATATATATCATAAAATTTAAAGAATAAACAGCGGAACCCATTTCTGTGGTATCACATCCCCAATTAAAATATGTTGGTTCGCTCATATATATCATTTACACTTAATTCAGTTTTTTTAAAGAAACTTTATGAAAATCAAATATTTCATGTGCTAAATTATCTCTTTCATATTCTTCAATATATAAAACCTTTTTAATTCCGTGAGATATGACATTAATTGCACAGCTCGGACAAGGTAATAATGTGCAAGCTAAAATATAAGGTTCTTCATATCTAGATATACAAGCTAATGCATTTGTTTCTGCATGAATAACATATTTTCTTCTTTCATCTCTATTTTCCCAAAAATCTTGAGGCACTTCTTGCTTTGGAAGTAATCCATTATAACCAATACTTAATAATCTACCTTCTTTATTTAAAATAGAGCAACCAACTTTTTTATGCGGATCTTCTGATCTTAAGGAAGCATTTACCGCAAATTTAACTGCCATATCTTCAAATGAAATTCTCATATATAGTTTAGCTTTATTTCTTTTTTCTTTATTGTAACGAAAGAAGATTTTGATTCACAAAAACTTCCAAGGTTTATATAATTTTCATCTTGATTAGGCATATGAGTGTGACCACAAATAACTTTATCATAACCATTAAGTTGAATATATTTTAACGCATTTTTCTTAACATCTCCACTTTTTTCTACAAAATCATTAGTTCTGGCTTTGAAAAATCTAAAAAAGTTATCTGCATATGGAGTAAATTTCCTAACAAGATAATATAATTTAATTATAAAATTAGTAATTGCTTTATATTTTGTAAAGTAAATATCGAAAATATCTCCATGAACAACTAAAATCTTTTGATCATTATATTCTATAATATGCTCATTTGCACAATAGAATCCAAGAAGTATACTCATAAACTCTGCTTTAAGAAAACAATGATTACCAATTAGATAAATTACTTTATGTTTCTTTGAGAGTTTTCTTAGCTTAGAGAGGACTTTCCAATGAGTGCCTTTTAATCTATGCAAATTATGATGATCAAAAAGATCACCAGCAATTATAATTGTTTTTGCTTTATACTTTTTTAAAACTTTAAGCAAATCTTCTGATTTGCAATCTTTATCTCCAAGATGGATATCAGATATTATCAAATAATCATACATATCATTTCGTCAAATAATCCATTTTTCTTTGTAATCTAAAATTTTCTTGTTGTTTTGCGCTGATTACAGCTTGAATTCTAGATCTTTGGATAGATTCGTTTGGCTTCATAACAGTCAAAGAACTTTTTTGATTTTCTAACATTTTAACCATTTGAAAATTAGAGTTATGTTGACTTTTAAGAATATGATAATCCATTCCCTTTTCTAAACATGATTGAGCTTTGCAAGAAGAAACGCTCCAAATTGCAATGAAAATTATAATAATATATTTAACTATATCGTAAAATTTAATTTCTTTATTTTCCATGAGCTACTCCTTCATACATTGCATTAGATGTTACTTGAACAGCTTTGATTGTGTCAAGCCACAATCCTCCTCGCATATCTTGAAGTGATCTAAATCCTAGATAACTCATCGCACTTCTAAGTCCATTAATAAAATCATATACAACATCTTCGATTGTAACACTTTGATTGATTGGAATCAAGGTATTATCACCTTCAACGAAAAGATTTTTCTTTGTTCCATCGTGAAGTTCATAATCCTCTACTACATCTTTACTTGCCATTCCTCTGTATTTGGCGAATAACTTTCCATCTTTTTCAATAATATTTTCATCATCTACTACATCAAGTAGGCCAGCGAATATTCTTCCACAAATTACAGCATCGCAACCACTAGCAATAGCTTTAACAAGATCTTTAGGATAACGAATGCCTCCATCTGCAAGAATACTTGGGCGATTTTCTGGATTTGGTTTATCTTGTTTAAATAAATCTACTTGAGATAACTCCCAATTTCTTACAGCTTTCCATGCGTAAAAATTACCAGTTAAACTTGGACACCAAATACCAGTTTTAACTTGAGTGAGGCACATTGACCCCGGTCCAATAAGATGTCTAAAACCATCTGCCTTAAGATTCGCCAGTCTGTAAACGCTTTCTTTTGTTAAAGTGTTTCCAACGATTACATCTTGTGAAAATCCCGATGTCTTGTACCATCTAAGAAAATCTTCTACATTTTTAGCTAAACCATTTGCTGTATCTAAAAAATAAATATCTGTATAAGTGCTAGTCGCTCGAATTCTTTCCTCGGCATCCCTTAATCCAATTGCTGTTACGCAAAGATTACTTTCATCTTTAATAAATTTAGCTTTACTTTTCTGATCTTCTACTGACATAAAGCGATGAAGAACTCCTGCGCCACCAAGTTTATTTAACTTAATGCATGATTTTACAGATGATACTGTATCCATCGGAGACAATATAATTGGAAGTTTGATTTGGAAATGTCTTGAAATTTTAGTGGTTGTATCTACTTCTTTTCTTGAATTGATATCAGAGAAATTAGGTAGCAAAGATATATCATCGTAACTTAAAGCAGTTTTAAACATAACTTAATATTAAATGACTTATATATACTTGTCAATTAAAATTGTTTTAGAATTTCTTGCGTATTGTCTTTATAGAAAATAAGTATATCTGAAGTGGTTAATGTTTTAATTTCTTGAACCGAGTCTGAATTTAAATTCAATATCTTATAATCAAATATATCTATTAATGCTTGGACTCTTTTGTTTCTATTGCAACTACAACCACCTAAGCTGCCATTATAATAATCTATTATTAAAACTAAATCTGATAATTTGGTATTAGCTATATTTTTACTTAAAAAATCAACAAAATCCTTAATCGTCTTAAATTCAATGGTTTTCATATTTAGATAAAACTATACTCAATATCATATATTCCATAATAGATATTACATATAATAAGCCAATATAGTATAATGGAAATTCAAAAAATAATACTAGACACAAATTAAACCAAAAGTTCAAACATAATGGGCAACTTACAAGTTTAAAAAAGAAAGTATTCTTAAAGCCAAGAAATTCAGAGAAATTAAGCTGAGTTACTTTGATAAACGCTTCGTACTCTTGAATTAATTTTGATTTATTTAATTTAAATAATTTAACGTATTCATATAAGAAATTAGTCTTAAACCATACAAATAGTGCGAAAGCTGATAATGAACCTGCTAATATTAAATCCATAATAATATTATATATTATAATAAAAAACTTGACAAATATATTTATCTATGGTAATGTGATAGTTATGATTATAGGGATAACGGGTGTAGCTAGATGTGGCAAAGACACATTCTATGCTATTTTAAAAAAATACCTAGAAGAAAGACAAATCAAGTCCCAAAGATTAGCTTTTGCGGATGATTTAAAAAAAGAACTTAACGATTTCACTAAAGAAAAATTTAAAATTGATCTATTTAAGTGCGAGGGTCAAGAAAAGGAATTGGTAAGACCTTTAATGGTAGCTTATGGAAAATGCAGAAGAGTTCAAACTGAAGGTAAATATTGGACATCCTTACTTGATCATAAAGTAGAACAACTTAAAGAAGAAAATGTTGTGCCAATTATAACTGATGTGAGATATATAGAATATAAAGAAGATGAATATTCATGGATTAAATCTCATAATGGAATTTTGATTCACTTATCTAGAAAGCTTGATGATGGTAGCCTAGTACCTCCAGCCAACATAGAAGAAAAGTCTAACGACAACAAATTAAAAGCTGTCGCTGATTTTGCTGTTTGTTGGGAAACTTGTCAAGATACGAACTTTCTATACGAGTTGATTCAAAAGAATTTAAGGAATATATATGACAGACTTACAGCTAATTCAAAAGATTAAAAGAAATAATTGCGAACAAAGTTTACTAGAACTTTATTCTAGACACCAAGGTATTTGCAATAAAATGCTTCAAAAATACTGCAAGGTCTGTTATGATATTGGAGTATCTTTAGAAGATCTCAATGCCGAAAAAATTTATGTAGTATATAAATCTGCATTAAGCTTTAAAAGTAATAAAAAAATTAAATTCTCTACTTGGTTAGGTAATCAAATGAGATATCATTGTTTAAATACATTTAACAAACAAAGCAAAGATATATCTATGGAAAATGAAAATATTAAATATATTACTGAAAATAATCAATCCAAACAAATTGATAATGCATTACTTAATAAAGAAAAGGTAGATTTGATTTTCAATATTCTTGATCAAATGGCTGATTCCAGAGTAAAAGAAATATTTAATTTAAGATATTTTTCTGATAGAAAAATTCAACCTTGGAATAAAATAGGTAAGAAAATGCATATAAGCACTCAAACAGTCATTAATATTCACAATAAAGCTTTATCTTTCCTTAATAAAAAAATATCTAGTGATATTTCGTTTGACAAAATATAATAATTAATCTATAATATATCTATGAGTACAAATACAAACACAAATAAAAACCAAAATGAACTTGGCGCACTTTGGAAAAAGAAAAGTAAAACAGGAATGTCTTTTCTATCTGGTTATATCAATGATCACGATGGACAAAGAATTGATGTTGTAGTTTTCGCTAATAGCAAGAAGACCAATGAAAAGGCTCCAGATTACAGACTCTATGTTTCTAAACCTCTAGAATCTAAAACTTCAGCCCCAACTCAAGCTAAAGCTCCAGTTAAACCAGTTCAAAAGAGTAAACCAGTAGTAGAAGAGGTCGAAGACGATATTCTATGAGTTTCACTCTAAACTTGCCTGTAAACTCTGTTAGTTTTGGACAAGTTTCAACTCTTCTTTTAAGAGAGTTGTATAAAAAAAATTTAAACGATTTTACCCTTTATCCGATTGGAGATAGATATGACCTATCTACTCAAGAGTCGGATGAAGGTTTTTTTAATTTCATTCAAACTCGTACATCGGATTTTATTTCTAAAATAAAAAGAACTGATCCAGTATTTAAACTTTGGCATTTAAATGGATCACTAGATTCTCCTTCTAACAAAAGATATCTTCTTTCATTTTATGAATTAGATAATCCTACTAAAGAAGAAATAAATATTGTTAAGAACCAAGATAAAGTTTTCTTTTCTTCTAATTATACAGTAGATATATTCAAAATGTTTGGATGTTCTAATGTGGAATTCTTACCATTAGCCTTTGACAAATATAATTTTAAAAGATTAGAAAAGAAGTACTTCTCTGATGATCGTATAGTTTTTAATCTCGTAGGCAAGCTAGAGAAAAGAAAAAATCACAAGAATGTAATTCAAGCTTGGGTTAAGAAGTTCGGTAATGATTCCAGATATCATTTACAATGTTCTATTTATAATCCATTTTTAAAAGAAGAAGATAATAAGGCTTTAATAAATTCCATCTTAGAGGGTAAACAATATTTTAATATTTCATTTATTGGTAACATGCCTAAAAATGCTATGTATAATGATTATCTTAATAGTGCAGATATTATTATTGGAATGAGTGGCGGAGAGGGTTGGGGATTACCAGAGTTTCATTCTGTAGCTATTGGAAAACATGCAATTATTTTAAATGCTCATTCATATAAAGACTGGGCTAATAAAGATAATTCAATTCTTGTTGAGCCTTCTTCAAAGATTGATGCAGTAGACAATATGTTTTTTCATAAAGGTCAACCATTTAATCAAGGCAATATTTTTATATTTGACGATGAGGAATTTATTAATGGATGCGAAAAAGCAGTTGAAAAAGTTAAATCAAACAAACTAAATTCTGAAGGATTAAAACTTCAAGATAAATTTACATCTGAAAAATTTGCAGATAATATACTTAATATCATTAATAGTTAACATGCCGATCTATTTATATCAAAATCCTAAAACTGGTAAAGTAAAAGAAATCATACAAAGTGTACATGATACTCATGAATATTCTGAAGATGGAATTAGATGGGATAGAATTTTTACTCCTCCAGAACTTAATACGCATGATAAACTGCATGCTGAATCTAGTGCAAGGCAATTTTCTGAATTAACTGGTAAACAAAAAGGTACGATGGGAGATCTTTGGGATAGAAGTCAAGAGCTTTCTGATAAAAGAAAAAAACTTTATGGTGGCGAAGATCCAGTGAAAAAGAAATACTATAAAGATTGGTCTAAAAAACGTAAGGGCAAAGTACACCCAAAAGCTCGTTCTGAATAAAATTGTTAGTAAATTTCTGGTTTTTTCTTTCCACGAGAACAAAATCAATGTAATATAAGGTTCACACTAGTTACATTGAAGTATGAATATAAAAATTAAAAAAAGAAATGGATCATCTGAAAAGTTTAATATAGAAAAAATAAACAAAGTAATTGAATGGGCTGTTAATGATTTGAATGATGTGAGTCTTACTGATGTTGAGATTAACGCTAAAATAAATATTCACGAAGGTATTACTACAAAAGAAATTCATAATTTATTAATTGAAAGTGCTGCGAATTTAATTTCTGTTGAAAAACCAAATTATCAATTTGTCGCTGGCAGATTATTAAATTATCAATTAAGAAAAGATGTCTGGAAAGGCAAGCATGCTCCAAGACTATCAGAATTTTTAAATCAAGGAATTAAAAATAAAATTTATGATCCTGTTATTTTAGAAAATTATTCAGAAGATGAAATAAATAAACTTGGTGAATTCATTGATCACGAAAGAGATTATAATTTTACATACGCTGGAATAAAACAATTATGTGATAAATATCTTATTAAAGATAGAGTAACTGGAAAGATTTATGAAACTCCACAATTTGCTTATATTTTAATTGCTGCGTATGCTTTTGCTAAATATCCAGTAGAAACAAGATTGTCTTATGTAAGAAAATTTTACGATGCGATTAGTAAACATAAAATTAATTTACCAACACCAGTAATGGCAGGAGTTAGAACTTCAAGTAGAAATTATGCTAGTTGCTGTTTGATTGGTGTCGATGATACAAAAGATAGTATTACAGCTAGTGCTACTGCTGTTAGTATGGCTACTGCTAATAGATGTGGAATTGGTATTGATGTAAGTAAAATTAGAGCTATTGGTTCTCCTATTAAGAATGGAGAAGTTGTGCATACTGGTTTAATTCCATTTTTAAAAATCTATGAAAGTAGCGTAAAAGCTTGGCAACAAAATGGACTACGAGGTGGAAGTGCAACTTGTAATATTCAATGGTGGCATTATGAGATTGAAGATGTTGTTGTATTAAAGAATAACGCTGGAACAGATGATAATCGAGTTCGTAAACTTGATTATACGGTTGGTATGAGTAAACTATTTTATGATAGAGTATTGAAAGACGAAGATATTACTCTATTTAATAATGCAGAAGTTCCAGAGCTTTATGAAGCATGGGGAACAAAAGACTTTGATAAAGTATACAAGGAATGTGAATCCAAAAAACTAAAACTTAAAAAGAAAATATCTGCTCGTAAACTATTTTCTCTCATAGTTAAGGAAAGAGTTGAGACTGGTCGTATTTATATTTTAAATGTTGATCATGCTAATGATCACGGAGCTTGGTCTGATAAAGTTACAATGAGTAATCTTTGTACAGAAGTTATTCATCCCACTATTCCATTAAATGATTATCATGATAAAGATGGTGAAATTGGAATGTGTATTCTTTCGGCAGTGAATATGCTAGAAATAAAAAACTGGCAAGATCTTGAAAAGACTTGCGATCTTATCGTAAGATTTCTTGATGAAATCATTGAACTTCAAGATTACTTTAATGTTGCTGCTGAAAATTTTGCTAAAAAACGCAGAAGCCTTGGAATTGGAATTACCAATCTTGCGGCTTTTCTTGCTAAAAATGAATTAAAATATTCATCAGATAAATCATTAAATGTTATAGATGAATGGATGGAACATTTCCAATACTATCTTTTAGAAAGTAGTGTTCAATTAGCTAAAGAAAAAGGTAAGTGCGAAAAATTTAATCATACTAAATATTCTAAAGGCATTCTTCCAATTGATACTTACAAAGATAAGATTGATGAAATTGTAAAAAGAAAATTATCTCTTGATTGGGATAAGCTAAGAGAAGATATTAAAGAATTTGGATTAAGACATTCTACATTATCTTCTTGTATGCCTTGTGAAAGTAGTTCTGTGATTCAATCATCAACAAATGGAGTTGAACCAATTCGCAGTCTTATTACTTATAAAACTAGCAAAATGGGCAAACTACCAGTATTAGTTCCGGGAATTGGAAAATACGATGATAATTATGAATTAGCTTATGATCTTAAAGATAATAGTGGTTTATTAAAAATTAATGCAGTTATTCAAAAATATATTGACATGGCTATATCAACTAATGTATACTATAACTATAGTCATTATGAAAATAATATATTACCAGATGCTAAAGTCATGAAAGAATTAATGTATGCCTACAGTCTTGGACTAATCAGTTTATATTATAATAATACTGACGATGGAGATAAAGAGCAATCACTTAATCAAAAAGAAGATAGAGATTGTTCTAGTGGAGCGTGTAAACTATAATCCATGAAAACAGTTTTAAATTTTAAAAATGTAGATACTACTAAACAACCATTATTTCTTGGTGAAGATCTTAATCTTCAAAGATATGATCGTTTTAAATATCCAGTATTTTTTGAATTATTCAAGAAACAAAATGAAAATTTTTGGTGGCCTCATGAAATCGCTTTAGGTAAAGATCGTAGTGATTATAAAAATTTAACAGATACAGAAAGATTTGTATTTGATAGTAATTTAAGATTTCAAACTCTTGGAGACAGTATGCTTTCTCGTAGTATTCATTCTCTTAAAGATTATGTAAGTAATCCAGAACTTGAGATTTGCATGAATACTTGGGCTCAATTTGAAGGTATTCATAGTTATTCTTATTCTTATCTATTAAATAATGTATATCCAGACCCAACTAAATTCTTTGATAGTATTATGGAAGATAAAGAAATTACAAGTCGCGCCGAGTTAATTAGAAATAACTTTGATAAGATTCTTGGCGATGATGAAAAGAAAGATCCTAAACAAAAGATTTTTGATGCAATACTTTCTATTAATGTAATGGAAGGTCTTGTATTTTATGTTTCATTCGCTTGCTCTTTCTATTTCGGATATCGTGGAAAGATGGAGGGTAATTCTAAAATTATTAAATTTATTCAAAGAGACGAAGCTCTTCATTTTGCCGTCAGTCAAAACTTACTTAAAATTTTGAGAGATGAAGACAAAGAAGGCTTTACTAATATTGTTAAGAAAAGTGAAGATAAGATTTACGCTTTTTATGAGCAAGCGGCTAAAAATGAAAGTGAATGGTCTAAGTATTTATTTAGTAAAGGTAATTTATTAGGTTTAAATGCGGAAGTTCTTGATGGATATTCTAAATGGTTATGCGATAATAGATTAAGAAGTATTGGGTATAAGAAGATTTTTAATCAAAAAGATAATCCTATTGCTGGCTGGCTCGATAGTTATCTAGATAGTAGTAAAGTTCAAGTAGCCCCTCAAGAAACAGAAATTTCAAGCTATAAAGTAGGAGCAAGAAAAACGGATATATCAGATGACGATTTTGGTGATTTAAAACTCTAATAGAGTTTATTAAAATTTATTTAAACTACAACTTTAATAATATAAAAATTATATTTTCTGGTGATCAAATTTAACGAGGTGTAGATATATAATCTAGGCTTACTTCTCCTGCTCTTTCGTTTTCTATCCAAAATGAATTTCCAAAAAAATTAGCTAATTTCGTAGCATCATATTTATCTTTTGCAATTGTGACTTGCTTTTTATGTTCTGCGCACATTGCATAACCAATTATTTCTGGATATTGTTTACTTAATACTCCTTTCGGATAATATTTTATATCTACAGTTTTTAGTGCACAGTAAAGATAAGTTTTTTTTATTTGAAAAGAGGGTAGCAGGAGTGGTGGAGGTGACAGAGCTGGAGGGGAAGAGCAGAAACAACAAGGCGGTGGTTGATAAACCGCTATTGGTATAATAAGTCCAAAAAATACTTTTTGTCCACTTGCTGCACAAGTTGTTGGAAGACCCATGCCTCCCACATATTCTATGCCAAGCTCTCTACACCCCGTTGCTATTTCGTTTTGATCAGGTACTTTAATATTTTTATAAAAATCCCCTAATTCTTTTTTTATGTATTCATTATATATTATAGCAATAGGCTTAATAGGGTTTGCGGAGCGTAAGGTTTGAGTATAATCTCTCCAATATAACTTTCTAACCCATCCAATAAGCCATGGAAATTTATTACTTATCTTGCGAGGAGCACAGAGTCCAGTTGGTTCTACACCCATAATAATATTGGGACAATCTTCAAAACCCGGACGATCATATCCGCTTTTTAAAACTATACCTGTTAATTTTGTAAAATCAGAATTAGAAAGATGTTTGGCCCAATCAATAAGCTGCAAGTTAGTATCGCTACAAAAAATTGAAGTTGGTGGTGGTGGAGGTGGTGGAGGTGGTGGTGGTGGGGGCGGAGGTTGTGGTGGAGTTGTTGAGATTTTTTCAATCCTGCCGTCAATTATTGTAGATGACATTACATTATTTATTCTACAAGTCACTTTCTTTCCAAGATATGCTACATATTCTATATTATATTTTTTACAAAAAGATATTATCTCTTCTTTACCGACCTGTGTTCTCCAGTCTTTGCATCTGCAAATACCCTGCGATCTACCGTAGCTTTCCAATAAATATCCAGACCTACAACTTAATTTCCCACTAATCCATTCAGGTAAAGTAGTTTCACCACTCGGGCATCTTTCATAATTTGCAAGCTTCATATCATAACAAAGAAAACCTTCAAATGCTTGAGGCGTTTCAGGAGTATATATTAATGCAACTTTTTTATTAGGAAATGCGTAGTCTAATGGACCCTTGCCAGTTCCTATAACTATAGGACTTCCTTGAAAAACATTAAGAACCCATGGAAAATCAGGATACAGAGGTTTTGATTCCGCTGGACAGTTAACTCTTATTTGGACTCCCTTCCAAATCGGACCTATGACATTATTGGGGTAAGCAGGACACCAATCAAAACCAATGGTATTACTTTTTTTTCCTGTTAGTTCTTCAAACACTTTTAAGTCCATTTTCCAATCGACCGTATATAAAGTATATCGCCCAACAGGAGGTGGTGGAGGCGGTGGTGGTGGAGGTGGTGGAGGTGGTGGTGGTGGGGGCGGAGGAGGGGGAGGAGA